ATTTTGGTGGAGTGTCGCGTGGTCGGGTTGTTCGCTCCTGTGGGTCATCGTCGATTGTTTGTTGCAGGCGTGAACGTATGGACACTGGAGCTTGGTTTACATCGCCGTTGATACTGTATGGGTCATGTGGTTCTTCAATCGCCGCTTCTTGGATTAGCATTTTGACGACGCTTAGAAGCCCGTCGAGTCGGACTTGTTCTTCTTCGACGCAACTGCGGAGGTTGTTGTCCCACTCGTCTTCGTTGTCGAGATTTGCCTGAAGGTGTAAGACCGTTCTGGCTTTTGTTGTGTCAGCGACTGCGCGTCGGTATGCTTCGATTTGGTCCATGAGCATGTGGTACATTAGTCAACCTTTGAGATGATGCGGAGGCCGGAGGTGTTTTCGGGTTGAGCCTGTGATTGTGGGTCGTAGTCTTCGATGATTAGATCGCCTTGAAAGATCGTGTTGCCTTGGCGTTTGATTGTTGTGTACGGTTGGATTTCATTCATGCGTTCGGTGGTTCTGTTGTGCCATACGTCTTGATAGTTGCCGCTGCGGATTTGATCGAGGTTGTATAGCAAGTAGTCGAATACGGGTTCGCTGCAGTTATCGATGAGGTAGCGAAGAATGTGCTTTTGGCCGGAAGTTTGACGACGCATTTGGGTGCCGTCAGGGTCTTTTGATAGTGTGCCGAGCAAACTTACAGTTAGGTCGACTGGGTAAATGCCAGCAGGGAGTTCGTTTTTGAACTGAGAGGCGTTGCGGTTCTGGTTGAACTTGGCAAGGATTGCTTTTTGTAGGTCGTCGATCATGATGTTTTGTCCGGGTAGTGGGTGAAAGCTTTGATGATTGGCTTGTGGGTGTTGGTTGTTGCGCAATATTTGGTTGTGAAAAGTGCAACGTGCGCAGAACGAACAGGCTGTTGTGTTTTTGCGTCGATGAAAGTTGTGTGAACGTATGGGTTGTAGATCACTTGGGTTGTACATCGTCGTGAATCTTCGTCGGCTACGTGATACAGACGGTGACCTTCTGCCATCGCGTGTACGTTTTTGCGTTGTTGTTGGCGTACTCGTTTGTTGCCAGCTTGACTGACTTTGAAGTCGACGCATTCGAGTGCAACATAGGGTGCGTGTTCATATACACGTCCGTTCTGTTGAATGCTGTAGCACTTTTTGCGTACGTTCCAATATACTTTTTCTTTTGCCATTGGTTGTCCGTGGTGGTGAGGTGTGATTAGTTCTGATTTGCTGCGTACGGTCCTGTTGCGTTCCGAATGGGAAGGTGCAGGGTTTTGGGTCGTACGGATGACCCTGCGAACCGGAAGAGTTAGTCGAGGCGAGTGCCGCTCCGAATTTCGTAATGGTGTATGTCACCGGTTTTGATCCACTCGACGGAAGCCACAGTTTCCTCATTGACGACTCGCTCGATTGTTTGGAACAAGGCGTCTTTGAAAGACTCGGCTTTGACGTGGTCTTGGATGGTTACGATGTACGTATTGAGTTCAGTCATTGGGTGCCTCGGTTCCGTTGCGCGTGAGTGTGACTGGACGGTCACATTCGTAGCAGTAGTTGTTGTCGGATGCGCCCCAGTGGCCGACATCGTCGAAGACCTCGCTTGAATTGTCGTCAATCCACGCCATGAGTTGTACGTTTGGGGATTTGCATTCGGCGCATACTACGTTCGGCATGATTACTTTGCCTCGCCAGCTTCGACGTATTCACGGATCTGCAAGTCGAATGATGGGATGTAAGCCTCGGTTACAGAGCCGCCTGCGTCAGCAATCGCACGTGTTGCGTGGTCGATGCCAGCATAGTGTGCGAATGCCCCTCGTGGTGCAGTGCGTTGACCGGCTGCAGTTACTGCTTGGTAGGCACTGAACAAGTCGAACTGACCGTGTTCGTCATGCAGGTCGCCATTGTGGCAAGCGTTCCAGTAACGGAAAGCAGCGGTGAATTCCTGAGGTTTGATTAGTCCACGGCTGAATAGAACACCCATGTATGCACCGAACAAGTCGTTGCGAACCGGAATGTCCTTCCATGTTTGCAACATCTCGATGCGTTCACGGATTGGTGCGATCGCCTCTGTGCAGATTTCCTGAATCATGCCATTGAGTGTGTCGAACACGTTGGTGGTTTGCTTGGCCTTGATCATGTATTCGCCGTTGAAGATACCGTTGGCGCATACTGTCGGAGCAGAACCGATGGCTGCTGCAGGTGCAATGCTTTTGTCGAGACTGGACCGCATGGCGATGGTGATGGCATGCCCGCTGTGACCTGATCCGAAACCAATCATGCCGAACATTTGACTGTTGTTGCGGTTGAGAGCGTAGGTTTCGAAGATCGGATCTGCATCGAGCATGTTGCCCATGACATCACGGCAATGGTCAGCGAGTGTTGTGAAGCCAACGGGTTGCCACTGTACGTTTCCGGAACGTGGATGGAAAGTGGGTTCCGGTGTTGGTACTGTTGCAAGCTGTGTGTAGTCACAACGATAAGCTTCGGGAGCGCCGATAGTCATGATTTGCTGTGACTTTAGTTTTGGTAGAGGTGCAGGCCGTCGGCGTGGTAGGTCAGGGTTAAGCCGCAGAGTGGATAGTGGTGTGGATGGTGTTGGGTTCATCATGTCTCCAGTTGGATGATGGTTGATGGGTCTGGACATCGAACGTTGATTCGTTCGCACTGACCCGTTGCTGGGTGGTATCGGTGACGGAACTGGTGGACCCAGCTGCCATCGATTTGTACGGTGCCCATGTACTGCCAGTGTTCGTGAGAATCGACAGGACCGGGCGGTTTTGTTCTGAACTTGGTGTTGAATACAACTGACCAAGCGCGTTCCCATTCGGGAGTGTTTCGCATCATAGAGTGGATAGCTGGCATGGAGGTATCGTTCCTTTGCGTGGATTACGCGGTAGCTCCTGCAGTAAAGTCTGAAGTAGATTCACTGGTGAAGCGGGAATGATTCCATCGTATACAGCCAACAGCAGGGTAGCTTTGGTCGGTGACATTGGTAGGATACCGACTGCGTCCTCTGTGCCCTTCTTGATTAGAACTTGATTTGGTTTCGTTTGTTGATTTAGCCACTGCACGTATCGAGTGCGGTGGGGTGTGGTTTGTTTTTTGCGGAGAGGTACCGTGAAGCGGCGTCTCTCCTTGTCTTCATCGTCTGTCATTGGCGCTCCTTAGAATGGGATTTCGTCGTCTGTTTGATATGGCTGTTGGGGTGTTGCTCCGTTGGTTGTTGTTTGACGTTTGGATAGAAACTCGACTTTGTCACCGATGATCTCGAAGCTTTTGCGCTCGATACCCTCTTTGTCGGTGTACTTGTTGGACCGGATTTTTCCGCGCACTGCGACCTTCGAACCCTTTGCGAGGAACTTGGCGCATGACTTCGCTGTACCTGCGAACACAACGACACGGTGCCACTCGGTGTGATCGACCCATTGATTGTCGCGTTTGATTGATTCGTTTGTTGCTACGCTGAGGATGCAGATCTCCATGCCGTTTGGTGTCTCGCGGAACTCAGGGTCTGTGCCGAGGTTGCCTGTTAGGAATACTTCATTCATGTTGATACCTTCTTGGGTTTGTTGTTTGTACGGAACCTGTTTTTAGCCATGCTGGTTGATAGGTGGTTTACGAAACAGGCAAAAGGGTTGACCACCTTATAGTTCTTGGCAGTTCGTTTGTTGGGTCTTGAATAGAGGTTTGTCTCTGTGATCTACGTGGTCGCCAGCTTCGTCATCGGAAAGAGTTAGTGCTGTGTAGAAAGCCAGACGGCGTGCGTTTTGGTTGTAGAAATCGTCTTCTTCGGTCGATGAATTTGATATGTGGCAGCCTATGTCGAGTTGTCTGTTGATTTCGTCGACGAACTTTTTACGTAACTCGGCAGTGTCGGGTTCGGAGTGGTATCTGTCTCTTACGGTGGCAAGAGCGAGACCGTTGTACTCACACAGGAGTAGGCAATACGGGCTGAGGCCAAGACGTATAGTGTTGTTCATCTTGATGTAAGGTGAACACTCGAACAGTCCTTTGCCGTGTAGATAGCTTGCGATCCGTACCAGTTCGAGTGGTGTTGTTCGGTTGAGTCGCGCGCCGTCACGTTTGTCGAATGTGTAGATAATTACAGGTGTCATTGTGTGGCCTGTGGTTGTTGCGGTGGGTTGTGCAACTTGATTTGACATACAGTGCAGTCGAGCATGTCAGTTACAAGAATTTCTTTGATGAACACTCGACCGGGTCCGAAACGAAGACGATCGAGGTGTGCTTTGATTACCCACATTGGAACACGCTCCTGCTCGAGGTGTTGTCCGCCGTCGATGTCATACCAGTAGAGATTGAATAGTTCCATTGCGTCCATGGTTGCTCCAAATTTAAGGGATGAAAAGGGTTGCGAATCCAACGAAGTAGATCGCAAGTAGAAGAGTTGATGCAAGGTCCCAGAACATCAGCGCACGTTCGCGTAGGCGGAATGGTAGTCGAGTGACTGTTGCTTTTCGGTTTTGGTGTAAGTGCAACCGTTGCCACCTGCTGCGATTCCTGCCTCGTTGCGTGCGATGGTGGACGGCGTTGGGGGTATGGGAGTGCCAACCATTTCGCCGTTGATCGATACAATAGCGTGACTGGTTGTTGGTTGTACGGTGATTCCTTCACGAGCGAGTTGTCCTGCACTGTACACGATTAGGTGTAGGTATTTTGCTGTTGCAGGTTGTACGTCACTTGATTGGAAGAACGTGCGTTCAACGGGCTCCTCGCCTGCCCGACGAGGTTCGTTTGTTGTTTGTAGCAGATGTCGGTTTTCGTCTGTGATCAGAGCCTGACCTGCCAAGCAGTTTGTGAAGTTTTCGATGACGATTGTTTTTACGTACGGCTTCGTGGAATCAGTGAAGGTCGCGACAAGCTTGTCGAATGTTGGGTGTGTGATTGTGGCCATGAAATCCTCGGGACTGCCCGAGATGCTCGTGCCGATGAAGTCGGGGTCGAAGTGACGTTTTGCGAAGTCTGTGATTTCAATACGTGATAGATCGATTGGTCTGGTGATTGCCATGGTTGGCTCCTTGGTTTTGGGTTTTGCTTTGGGTGATAGCGTCAATTAGTTCTGGGGGTTTTTGGAAGGTTCCAAGTTTTCGCGAATGAACGCGAGAGTGTCGAACTCCGCTTTGAATTCGGTCCACATTGCGGTGAGCTTGCATTGTTTGGCGAAGACATGATCGATGGTTCTGCATCGTGAATGACAATGGACCACGAGATGTGTGGAGTTCCATTCGGTTTCGCTTCCTTCGATGCTGATCCCGATCTCGTCGAGGATGTAAGATGCGCAGTATTTTGTGGTTGGTGTACCGTTGCTCCGGTCTTTGGGGAAATGGATGAACATGTTGATGTCGAGTTCGTCCGCAGTCTGCCAGTGTTTGCATGGTTCAACTGGGGTCACGTCAACTGATACTGCGAATCTTGCTTCGGGCGCTATGTAAGGATCGAACATGTCTTTGTACTTTTCGACACGCCCACGTATTTCGTCCTCGAGTAGTGATTCGATGCGCAGTTCGCAGTTGCCCTTTAAGCTCTGCAGTTGGGCTTTGCGTTCTGCGATATATGGTTCCATCTTGACTGCGAGTTCTGCCATTGCTTTGTGTATGGAATCTGGAAGCGCGGCGGTCTGAATGGCCTCTATGTTTTTGTTCATCACTCGTACGTGAGCATCAATGTGGTCTTCGCAATCTGACAGTATGTTTCCGCATGGAAAGTCTGAGTTTTTGTAGCCGGACATGAGGTTTGCTCCTGATTTTTTTTAGTCTGAAGGGAGTGAAATTGTGAATTGTTCGCACTCGGAAACGAATCGGGAACGTTGTTCTTCTGTGAAGCCGTGGCTCTCGCTGTACCCATCGATGATTACTTCTCGGAGGTTGAGTACGAGCTTCATCATTTTCCACGACATGTTAGAGATTTCTTCGTTGATGTCGTGCTTGATGTCGATGCAGTGAACTGTGTTGAAGCGTTCCAAATTTGTTGCCAAGACCTGCATCTTGCCGATCTTTCGTTGCTGCTTCATCAACGAATAGATTGTTTTGAAGATCCATTCGATGTCGTCCGTTGCGTCGTTGAAGCTGATGTGGTTTTTCATTGTTCCTCCGGACACTATGGGTAGCGTTTGATGTTTGTGTAACCACCAAGATGTAGGTGGTTACGCGATTGCTTCGGTACATCCTCGTGAATGGCTGAACGCGCCCGTTACCCACTTGTTTGCACCATGAATATTCTTGTGCGCGCGGTCGTGTGTGAAGCAATATTTGTTTGTTTTGCTTTGATGCACAGTTCTTGCGCGCGAAAGGTACATGTTTCTTTTTGTGGTTACAGTGGTTACACCTTTTGGTAATGTAAGTTGTACCTTTGGTATGGTGTAACCCAGTGTGGGTAACGTTTGGGTTACTGGGTTACACAGGAAACAAAAAGTGGAAAGGGAAAAAATACAAAATAAAAATCGCCAGTACTCTGATTGTGTCCACCCGGCCCCGTTGCGCCCTGCCACCAAGGCTGGGGGTTGGGTGGTTGGCAGTGGCTGTGAGTATCGGGGTGCGCGCGTTGGGATTGCCATTGAGTTGGTTGGTGTCTCCTGTGTGACTCGTTGAGATACGATGCTTGGTATGGAGACGGTCGTCGTACACATCGAATAGAAGGTCATGGCAATGACTCCTTTGCGCTACGGGCGGCAGAAAAAAGGCCCCGAGTCGCCGAAGCGACCCGGAGCCAGCGGGCAGGTACGTGGTTACTCGCTTGCGTCAAGGATGCGAGCAGCAAGGTCGTTGGCCACTTTGTGACGCTTGGCCATCTCACGAACCTCGCGGTTGTCGCGGCGAGCTTCATCGGCCTCATGTACGTAAGGCGTTTCAACTACCTGCGTTCTCTCGTACCGACCGGTTGCGGGGTTGTGCATCCATTGGTCGGACGGGAGAGCGTCCTCATCGGCAACAAGCTTCTTGACCGGAAAAGGCCCGAACACGCCGTGCTGGGTTGGGTCAGGACGCTCGTTCGACTTGAAGGACATCTTCGGGACATCCTCGCCAAGGAGGATGGCGTCCTCGATGGCCTTAGCAGCACCATCGCGAGACCCGCGAAAGGCATCGTACGGCTTGCCGGTGCGTTGAGAGACACCAGCAGGGACGAGCTTACGGAATGTTGAATAGGTCTCAACATTCGTAAGGAAGGAGAGGATGGCCATCACCTCCTTCGTCGCTGCCTTCAAGGCCTCGGTGTGGTTGCGAAGAACCAATGAGGCAGATGACTTACGACCGTCGGCCTTGGTTGGGGGTGTCATCTTCGCAAGCCAAGCAGCGAGGGCGATGTCCTCATCAACGAACAGGTGGGCGTGGGTCGAGCCATTGAACGCAAGTCCATTGGAACGAAGCTGGGCCAAGTTGCGTCGAGGAGCCTTCTCTTCGCTGAACATCCGCATACCCATAACGAACGGGTAAAGCGTGACGTCCTCCGCATCTTGGTCCTCTCGTGGCACCTGAAAGCCGCAACGCAACTCGGAACCCTTGAGCATCTGCATGACCTTCTCTTCCTGATGGTCGATTTGTCGCCATTCTTGGTCTTCACCGAAGAGGTCGTCGATGCGGGCATCGAGTTTGTTGCAAGCCTCCTTGAACGCCTTAGCAGCAGCTTTGTTCTTCTTCTCGAAGACCCGGATAGCTGAAGGAACTTCGTTGGATGCACGGACGATGCGGTTTGGTGTTGTCGATTTTGTTGACATGAGCACTTCCTTAGTGGAAAACGGGACGCTACGCGCCCCAAGGTTGAGACAACGGACAAACTCCGAATTGAATATGAACGTTGTCAAAGAGCACACCTGAGGTCGAAATGACCCCAAGTTCGAAAGCCGACCATTTCGGCTTGGTCTGAGAAACAAAACCCAAACATAGTAAGCCGACGTGCTCAACAAACTGAGACGCGATTTACTTGTAAACATTTGGACCTCCTTTCTCACTGTCGTTGGGAAAGGAGGGCCAAGTTGAGCCGTAAAACACTAGTAGTAGTAGTGCAGAAAAATCCTATTGCAAAAGACTCGATTCCGGGTCGTAACCCCGGCAAAAAACAAAGGTCGCGTAAGCGACTCCAACTGCCGCCTTTAGGCGGAATCGAGCCCCAATCCCATAGGGTACGACTCGTTTTGCGAAAAACGACCGCTGGATTTTTCCCCGCACGCGTGAGGCTAAGGATAGTCCTTCGCGCTGCGGGAGTGAAGCGTAGGCTTTTTCCTTAGAATCTAAACAAGAAGTACGAAAAACTACGAGCGATAGTGACTTCACTCCGTCTAGCAGCGCAACAGAAATAGTGTCCGGATGTGGCCACCAAATAGACCGGATGACCAAACTTGTTTGGTCACCCCATGCGACTTGCTCCGCTGAGTGGATAATCGCTGTTAACATGGATCACGTATCGTGATTCTGCGATTATACACCTTAAATACTGGTCGCCTAAGCGACTCCTATATACAATTGCCCTTCTGGTTGACTGACCGAGGCAATCGATCGAAGATCGAAAGAAGGGTCAGCGGGGGCAACGTGTTTGGTCGCGGGGGTTTGCCGGTCCAAAAAAGAAGCCAGAGTTCAGAGCGTTTCCCAGCGAATGAAGATGTCCTTTCGTTCGTTCTGCGGTTAGTGATCCGCGAGGAGCGGCTTATCGAACTGGACGGAAGTGAGTAGAGACCAAATGTCCGAAAACCGAACCAGTGAGAATCGTGTAAGCTACTAGGATTATTGAGGTTTGTCGGCATGCCCGGCGGGCCGGTGGTCTCTAGTTACTTCGCGAGGAGGGTCGATAAGGGATAGCGACGAGTGGAAAAAACTGGTCGCGCAAGCGACTCCGCTGATTGGCTCAAGTAACCAAACTGATCAATCCGCCCGGACGATCAAGTCACCACGCGACGATGCTGGAGAAACGATGAAGCCCCCACGCGTTGATCCGCCACAACGATGAAACCGCCACGCCTCGATGCCGGAACAACGATCAATCCGCCACCCCGCCGCTGAGAGGAACTCGACGTGATCTTCGCAGATAGTTTGAATCCGCCACCCCGTCGCTGGTCGTAGCAGTACTTATAATACCGGAACCGGAGGTTGATAGTGGAGGGGGGGAGGGTACCCCTGTTGTGCGCCGTACCACCCATAATGCCGAGAGCGCTTTCCCGACCGGGCCTATTCCCCAACTGCCTTACCGCTGTGGTATTACCACCTTGCTACGAAAGGGCTTACGTGGTACTTTTCTGATCCAACCCATTGAGGACCACTATGCCACGACCCAAATCAGACGAGATCAAGCTAAATTTAGACTCCGACACCCTTGAACGACTGGACAGACTGGTACCGATCGTCGCTTCATCGGCTGCTGCTAGAGAGTTTGGGGTCGAAGTCGACCGTAGACTGGTCTCTCGGGTCGCTTTGTTGCGTGGTCTGACCGCTATGGAGGCGGCGGTGCCTCAAGAATCGGCACCTACACCGCCAGAAACTCCTGTTATGGACGTCGCGCCCCCTCCTCCGCTGTCGATTCCGGTCCCGGAGCCCGAAAACGAGCCAGAATCGGAGTCTGAAGAGGTCTCGATGGACGTTGAGTCCGTCGAAGTTGGGGATGATGGCTTGATTCGGCCCCCTGAAGGCTGGAATCTGTGGAGTTCTCGGGAACGGATCCCGCCGGAGCACGTAGATGTCGACAACCACTACCAAAAAGGTGGCTGGAACCGGTACTGGGGACGTTCTGGGGAGGAAGTTATTGCGTTTTATTGGACTCCAGAGCCGGAAAAGCAGGATTATCCGTCATATAAGAAGACTGACGCCAACGGTAAGGAGATTATTGTGCAGAAAACCCCATATGGCCCCGGTCACATGATTCCCCACGGGTGGTCAGCGTGAAACTGCAACCAACATCCGAAGAAATCGCGGCATATTTGGAAGAAATGAACCCTGAAGCCTTAATGTACGAGGGATTCGAGGATGCTCTGGTTGGATTTGCGAGTCGGTGCTCGACTCAGCCACTCGCTTTGTACGATCGCGGGAAATGCATTGATATCCTAGTAGATAGCGGAATGAGTCCCGAAGATGCCGAGGAGTACTTCGCATATAACGTCGAAGGTTGCTGGGCTGGACCCAACACTCCTCTAATCGCCGCCTTTTGTCTTGAGCCGATAGGACTCCGGTACCCCATATCGAACTTGGAGTTGATTACAGAGACGGGCGGTGACGTCGAGGTATACGTCGGCAGACATACCGGGCCGGAATCCGTGACCGACTCTGCAGATACTGGGTCGGGTGGCGTAGACGGTGCATCCGAGTCCGGGGGTCCCGTCGGATCTAGTAAACAAACCTAAATGTCCGCACGATCCGTCAGGTTTAATTTTAAAATCAAACTGTTTATCCTCTTCCGGCAGCTCGATGTAGGGCAGTCGGTCCTTTATGTTGGCACAACAGCACCCACAAGATGTGCATTCAAACCTTTTATTGAGAGATTTATTCATGCCTTTGTATGTATTTAAGTGTGATAAGTGCGAGGAAAAGATCGAAGTCTTACAGGCGTTCGGAGATCCTGAGCCCGATTGCCAAGACTGTCAGGTACCGATGATAAAGCAAGTTGCCTTTGCTTCGTTTATCTTGCAGGGGTCTGGTTGGGCAAAAGACAACTACGGATTGAAGGAAGACTAAACTCGTTATAGTATTTTTAAGGAGAACGATCGATTATGGCATTGAAGGAAACCAAATCTCCTCAGGAAATTATCAACGAGATGAAGGCAGAGGAGCGTAGTCGATTAGCAAAAGCCGAGATCGAGATGGAGGGCGCGACGATTAGAGGTGCTATGCCGACCTTTAAGAACCTCACCAAAACTATCGATTACGGTATGACAGGGGATTCCACCCCTCGCCGCGACCTTTCTCATCCAACTGGTCAGATTTTTACGTTGCCCAACGGTAATGAAGTTGTGCTCGTCCCCGAGGCCGAGCTTCCAGAATTTTTGTTCGACGACACTGTGACAGGGAAGGATACAAACGAGGTTCGCGAATACTATCCACAGCGCCGGAGGCCCGAATATGACCCGTCCACTTACGAAGAATATGTTCTGAAGAGGCGCAACGATCGATTACGCAGAAGGAGAGTTAGCCCTCGTAATGAAGATGAGGGAGTCGATGCTCGACGAGTTATGGTCCCCGAAGCTGCCAAAGCCCTCAGAAAAGATAGAGCTTTTGGGGTTGAGGGCAGCTTTCCGGTTCATCATTTGGGTAATGGATTTTTCGTTCTGTTAGGTGTTGAGCAGCAGTATCAGCCTGATAAGAGTTCTTTCGGTACATATGAAATGACGTCTGACGGTCCTGTCCGCACCGACGACGGGCAACCAACTACGAAGTCTATCCCGATCGTATTTTATTCCGATCCAAATAAGCCCATTGAATATGAAGCCTTAGACGATTACGACAAGAAAACTGACACGTATAGTTACGTCAAAGACACGCGCCCCTCGTTTGGTGGTTATCTTTTGGACCCCTCGCGGAACTATGTCCGTCAGGGGTATCGGTCTGTCTCTGACACGCAGGTGCCGTTCTACAACGTTGATAAGTCTAAAATTAAGCCGGAGTTGATACCGGACTTTACGGGGCGTGACGTTATCGAGGGGTACAAAGCTGCCAAGGCGGCATCTAGGTCTACACCTCCACGGGAGGTAAAGCCTCCTCGGGTGATGAAGCCTGCGCCGCCACCAGAGCCTCGACCAGAGCCTCCACCGTCGTTTCAAGGTCGTGAGGTACCTGTGGTCGATACCTTAAAGGGTCGACGTCGTAAGGCAAAACGAAGATTTGCTGAGCGTCAGGAACTTACAGATGAATAAGTAGTTGTTATACTTGGTCGAACAAGGAGTTTACTGTGGCGGCGGATCCCGAAAAAGATAAAGATGAAGATGCTGACTTCGACGGTAAGAAAGTCGACGTCAAGGTTGTTAAGCGTAATCAGAGTTTGCCCTCTATGGTCGCCAAGAAGAAATCCAAAAAGGGCAGATTTGTTCGTGCCGGACGAAAGAAGGTCGGTGATGATACCCCGCAAAAAATGATTGACGCCGCTAAGCGTGATCTTCAAAAGGGGGACAAAAAAAGTTTTCCTGATTTGAACAAAGACGGGAAGATTACGAAGGCTGATATCCTCATGGGTCGTGGTGTGAAACCTGCAGGCAAAACAGACAAGTCTCAATAAATATTTGGAGAAGTAGAAATGGATGAAGCGAAAGAAATGATTGAGGAGGAAAAATCAAAACTTCAATCACAGGCATTTGGTCCCAAAGGCGGCAAGTTGACTAAGCGTCAGGAAAAAACCATGAAGGCGCACTCTGAGCATCACAGCAAAAAACACATGGACTTTATGCGTAAAGAGATGCTGAAAGGCGTATCGTTCACAGAAGCCCATAAAAAAGCGCAAAAGAAAATAGGGAAGTAGTCATGGCTGACAAGGCTAAAAATATTTTGGGTAATCCGCCTTCGATACCTGACGAAGATATTGCGGCTCCGGACCAAAAGGCGATCGAAAGATTTGAGTCTCGTGAGACATACAAGGGATTTAAGATTCCTCGTATGAATCCAAACACGGGCAAACCTATGACAATGCCGGAACGTCGAGCCTTTAGAAAAGCTATTGATGAGCGTGAAGCTTTTGCTCCATCATTTCAGAGGAAATTTCCTCGTGTGGCGGACGATATTATCGGCGACACATTTCGTGGCGTTAAGAGATCTGCGAAAGACTCCGCTCGAGAAATGTTCAAAGAAGCCGAAGGTCTTAAGAAAGTTCCCGGCTTGGCGGCTGATGTTGGTGAAGGATTATTTGAGGCGGCCACTATTGTGCCCCGAACCAAAGCGGCGATTGCTGCCGATCCTGAGGGCGCTAAGCAGTTTGCTAGAGCCGTAATGTCTGGAGACCGAGAGGCAATACGGTCGATGGCTACAGAGGCTTCTGAGGGCGTTGCAGAGCCTTTCGCTACCTTTGGAGATGCAGTTTTGTCTGCGGATGCTCTCGAAAGGGGTGAGCCTCTTGAGGCTGCTGGGTACGCGGGCCTTGTCCTTGCACCTTCAGTCTTGCAGCTTTTGGGTAAAAACATTTCCAAGGGTTGGTTGAAGAGTGCCGCTGAGGCGGGCGAAGAGATCCCTGATGAAGCCGCAAGGAAGATGAACGACCTTGCGAAGCGTGTAGACGAAGGAAAAGTCACAGACGACATGCAGGTCCGACGTGAGATCGCGGCAATCGAGGACACTCATAAAGCTGAGTACATGCAAAGCAAACCCTCAGGCGGCGAGCGTAAATCAGCTTTCGAGCCCTTCCCTGAGTATGTTCCGTCTCCAACCGGTATAACGTCTGATCAAAGTAAGAGGAACATTGAAGACGTCGTCAGTAAGGTCAGAGAAACCTCTGAGCGCGTTATGGGCAAGCCCCCCGGCAGCGGTGGCCGTAGCATTGAGGAGCGTTTAGCCTCAGAGGGTATTCCAGTCCGTATGCCAGCGGGAGTTGCTAGACCCCAGAGCACTGACGCTCTCATGAGAAACGCTATTAATAATTTTGATATGTTTGGTAGTGGCTTGGGCGGACCCACCAAACTCTACAGAGTGGGGCAGCCTAACTTTCCTGAAGGTTTTTCTTACATGGAAGCCAGTAGTCCAGAAGCTTTAGAGCAGATTTTGCTGACTAATGGCGAGCTTTTCGAAGAATTTATCGACATGGGTGGACTTGCTGAAGCCACTGAAGGTGGTGTTAGGCGCGATATCTCGGACTTTATTTCTGAGGCGTCACCAGAAGAATCAGCGAAATATTTTGGTATGAAGGGTGGAGGCGGAGGATACCCCGGCGGCGGTGGTGGAGTAGCTGAATTTAGGGCGATGCAAGAGGGTATACGGAGCTTCTTGAAATCTTCGGACCCTGATGCATTGATACGACCAAATCCGTCACCTAAATTTGGTTTGTCGGATCAAGGACATCACAATGTCGTAGAGGATTTGGGTCCGCTTCTTCCCCAAGACAGAAACCTGCTTGAAGAGTTTGCAGGTAAATACAATTTGAGCGAAACAGAGTTGCGTCAGTTGCGGGATGAGTATGTAGCCTATGGGTATGATGATTTCCCATCAAGATCTCAGCGTGGTTTTGAAGAAATCGACATCCCCGACGATCGCTCAAGAGGCGGTCGTAGCATCGACGATATTGAGGGACCGTCTGAGGCTGAGATTGAAGAAATGATTGGTAAGGATTTCCGTGAGGATATGCAGGAAGATGCCAAGCGCAGGAACTTTGAGCAATTTGGTTTGGAGGCGGTCAAAAATGATCCCACTGGACGGCTTGCTCGCAGGCGTCGGCAGAGGATGAAAGGTACAGAGCGGGATCGTCCTCGCGGTGGTGCTAGACGTCGAGATGGTTTGGACGACGATAACTAATAGTTTTTGTTGCCGTTTTTCCTGCTCATGGTAGGATTTCTGTGCGTGATGATGCGCTTTTGTAACTCCTAAAAAGGAATGGAAAATCATGGCTAAGTTTAAGCAAGAACAAATTATCCCCGGCGTAACGAAGACTCGTTCGAACGCCATCAAGGTTCACTGTGGTGCTGCTATCGCAGAGAACGACATTATCGTCGCTACTGGTATGGAGGGTGATTTCCTGTCATGTGTGCCTGCCGACAACACGGACATTACTAAGTGTCGTGGTCCCTTCTTTGTCGCCGACTTTGCTGGTGCGTCAGGAGAGTTTCTCCCTCTTGCCCTGCCGTACAAGGTCATCACTGACAAGAACACCTCTGCCGCTGCTCAAGTTGGTGACGCCGTGTACTTGAGCACTGGCGGAGATGTCACTCTGGGTGCCGTGCCTGCTGCAACTGCTGATGGTGCTGCCTTCAGCGCGAACGTTCGTGTTGGTCGGATCACAAAGGTTGACGCTAGTGCAGGAGCCTACGTCCTTGAGCCTAGTGTAGCTAACGGTGCTCCAATCGTGGGCAAGGTGACATGCAGCGGTACATCATCGACAGTCACCGGTTTTACCGCAGAGCTTAATGGTGCTCCGGTCGTCGTGTCTATGGACGCAAACATCGCGACAACAGGCGCGGTCATTGCAGCAGGCACACTGACGATTCACCATGCCTCGTCCACCGACGATGCTACATACGCCATCTTCGCCTAAACAGCGTAGACAAAGAAAAGCCCCCGGTCGCTTAGGCAATCGGGGGTTTTTTATTTACTGACGAAGAAGAAGTTCTTGTTCGACCATGGCCTGCTTTCGCAGTTGGTCCATCATTTCTTCGAACGACCGTGGATCTCCGCCCTCTGTACCAGATGCTGTGTCGGGTCCCATGTTCATTAGCTTCATACCTTCGGGTACTGGCTCAGGCTCAGGTTCCGGCTCAGGCTCAGGTTCTGGGGCAGGTGGTGGATACAACGCTCGTACCATCTTGACGGCATCTTCGGGAGTCACGTTAGCTCGTGCCAGTTCGCAGAAGCGATCGAACGCGTCGTCGTTTTCGTATACGTCTGACGCAGTAGTCGTCAGCCATTTTTCGAGTTGATCGACTTGCAATTCTACTTGGTTGTTTTGGAACTCCTCCAGTTGTTGGTAGACCTCTTGATACTGTCGCAGTGCTTTGTCCCGCTCTTGTGCGGCCTTTTCGAGCGCGCTTCCATGCGACATCGATGCCTTCTCGTGTGCCTGCTCTGCTTCTCTACGCAAGGTTTGCAGGGCCGAGTTGTGGGCGATCTTAAGCTCATCGATTTCGCGTTGTTTGGCGACCATAGGATCGATATCGCCGTGCATCCATCGTTGGACCTTGATCTCGTTCTCTCGAACTGTTTTCATCAGATCATCAACGGCGCGACGTTCCTTAGCAAGTTCTTGAAACTTCGATGTGTATCCACGTTGGTAGTTCTGATACTTGCCTTGAATACCTTCGATGATCGTGTTTCGAATCGCTGGGTCAAGTTGCTGAACCCATTCTTTCGAGTTCAGATCTTCGATTTCGCCGTTCCACTCGAATACGGGGGGTGCTTCAACCTCTTCTTCAACTTCGACAGGTGTAGCTTCTACAGTCTCCTGTGGTTCGGCACTCACCTCCACTTCTGCGGCAGGTTCTGCTTCAGTTGTTTCTGGTGTTTCTACAGCTTCGTTATCTTCGTTGAACATGAATTACATTCCTCCTTCTGGTCCCATGGGCGGCATCATTGGAGGCGCGCCCTCAGGCATCATTCCTTGCGGCTGTTCCGCCATGGGTTGTGGCTTAGGTTGATCTTGTTTACGTGCTGCAATCATTTCAAGTTGCATAAGAACATCAAAGTCAGACGCAATCATTTCAGCAAGTTCCTTCGGTGACTTGCCTCGTGTCTTGTCCAGTTCTTGTGCTGCGTCAAAAAGCATTTGAGCCCGCTCTGGCGTCACACCCAAAGTTTCTACCAGATCTTTGAGTTCGCCACCAGCATCACCGGGAGAATCCATTCCGGACTCTTTGTCGCGACGTTCTAACTCATCGTCGATCACCTTCAGTGCGTCGGTCGCCTTTTTCCCCGTTTCATCCATCGAGGCTTCACCCTCTGGCATAGGAGGTGCGTCGGCAGGTGCTCCGGGTTCCCCCGCGTACATTCCTGCTTTGCCGGGAAGGCGCTCACCAGTTTTTGGGTCAGTTGGCATGTTGGCTCCGTTTTGATTGTTACCAGTGTGGTGTAACTAATTTATATATTGTTGTTGTCGATTTCAATCTCTGGGTCAACCAATTCGAAAGTTGCCTTGTGACCAATCGCTAGTATGAATTTATTTGGGAGTGTTCGTCGCTCTCCCGACTCTCTGTCTTCGTATACAAGACTGTCACGAACGGCGTCTTCTTTTATCTTCCTGAGTATTCTGTCGTTTTTTGTCGCAAGTCGTTTTGCGTATTGTACGAGTTGTCCGTCTGACAGTAGATTTCGTCTGCTTGGATCTGGCATCATTTACCTCCTACAAGTTCCGCTGCGCTTTTTGTTTGTTTCCGACCTTCAGCGTTTAAACGCTTGTTTTCGGCGCTGACCTCTTTGAGAATTTTGTCGTTGAGGCTTTTTGCTTTTTTGCGTTTCCAACTGTTGTGCCGGATTGTATCAAGTCGTTCAGATCGTTGTGCGAGAGTTTCCTCTTGAATGTTTACCCGTTTACCGGGGAACCGCTCTTCGATGGTCGCGATGCATCGATCGTAGTCCTCTTTGGTTTCGGCTTTGCCCAGCACACCAAAGTCGACGGCGGCGAAAGATCCGGGGCCTTGTCCATGGATAGCGTATCGGAGTCCACGGAAACTCATCTTGCGTTTGCTGCCGCACTCGGGGCAATCGTCGGGTCCATCTGCTCGCTTGTAGATTGCTTCCTCCTCAAAGAAGTCGCAACCAGTGCATTCGAGGTTGTTCATTATGAGGCTCATGATTCCTCAGGGTTTGTAAGTTCATCCGCACTGTCTAAGATACCAGCCAGACGGAGACGCTCGATTGTTGAAGACATATCAAAAAACGGTGGAATTTCAAAAGGTTCCACAGGAGCAAATCTCTCTGTTGGTTCCTCGTTCTGCCCTCGGTACTTTTGTTGATCGCCCGACCTTATATAAAATACTGCGCCGTCCTGATAGACCTCTTTTTCGTATTCCTCGCCGTCTTTAGTTACGTAGTCGACTGATCTTGGTTTTTGATTTGCATATTTCTCGTTGTAATTCTTTTCGGCTGCGTCTTCCGCCGCAAGTTTGAGTGCGTTGGGGTCAGGGTCATTTACGACATCTTCGGGCAAAAACTGTTTGTAGATTTCTTCGTTTTCTTCCGCAAAGCTTTTACTTTTTTGTGGGTCCCCATCGCCATCGCCGCCATCGCCGCCATCGCCGCCATCTTCTGTTCCCGGTCCAGATCGACGACGATTTTCCTCGTCTCGCTTCCTGCCTGCGCGACGTTGTCGAGCCAAATCCAAAGCTTGATTCGTGCTGCCAATTTTGCCGACTGCCGACAAGAGAGCCCCTTGATCCGCTGGATCGTCGCGTTCTTCGTCAGTGTCTAAGTCAAAAGTAGCAGATTTTTCTTCTGGGTCTTTGTCTGCATCCAGATCGACTCCGGCGGGGCTGTCCGTACGCAATGGAGTTGCGTATCCCTCCTTGAATACGCCAGCGGCCTCAGCTTGTTTTTTCATCAATTCAGCCGATCGTTGTGCGACGCTTTTTTGTTTTTCGTCAATCAACTTCTTTGACTCATCTCCAGCCTGTGGCTCTGACTGCCGCATGCCCAATTTAATATCTTCTAAGTTCATTACGCTTTCCTACTTTTTACTGCCGCTGCTAATTTTTGTCGCTTGGCCTTTTTCCTGTACTTGGCGAATTGCTTGCCTTCCTTGGTTGCCTTGCGTTTGGCTCTTGTGTCTGCTCTAGTTTCCGCTGGTGAGTCATCTGCATGATCGGCGGCAGGCTTGTACCTCTCACCAGTCGCGTCAGGTCCCTGTGTGCTGGGCTTACCCGACTTTGTGCGCCAATCTTCTCCCGTCCACTGTTTTAGAGACTTTTGTGACTTAGCTAATGCCATCAGCTTGTGTATCCCCCGCCAGCTTTCTTGTATGCCTTGGCAAGCATCTGTGCCTTGCGCGCGGACCATTGACCCGGACGACCGCCCTTGCCGCCAGCCTTAATGCGATTGAAGATTCGTTTACGCATAGTCGGCTTGGTGTAGTTACCTGCCTCGTTAACGCGGCTCTTGCTCTTCCGTCCTTTGATGGCTTTACGCAATTTCGACCGTTTTGCTTTTCGTTTATATGCCATTACCATTTCACCTTGTCGGCCCAGTAGGCCGCGCTCATTTTGCCCTTAGCAATATTCTTGCGATGACGATCCTTAAAACTCTTTCGTTTTTTCTTCATCCGATCGCTCTCACCCTTCTTGGGCTTGCCTGCGGTGCTCGCCCCTTGCTCACCAAACCGAATGAGTTTGAGTCGACTGCCTTCTTGCGCCAGTACAATATGACTTTTCTTGGGATGATCAGGCGTGCGTTTAGGTATGTTTACGCCCTTGAGCCTATGTTTTTTGAGTAAAGCTGCTTTGCGGAGTTTGTCTCTTTTCGATAGCGCCACAAATCACCTCTATGCTTCACCGCGAATCGGCGAACCGCCGCCGCCCGGTAACGCGTCTTCCATTAGTTCCTCCGCTCCCGGTATAGGTTGCCCCATTTGTTCCGCAAACTTAGCCGCCTCCTCAGGCGGTAAATTTCTTAGCATAGCCTCAACCTCTTTGGCTTGATTTGCGGCTAACTGTGGTGCGCCACCGGCAGCACCTCCAAGCTTGGATTGTGCTTCGAGTTGAGCCGCGATTTGTTGTTGCTCTGCGGCCTGTTGCTTCGCCTGAAGAATATCCTCTTCTGGGATGAGAATACGATTGGGAAGTCCCATGTTGGACAGTATTTCTTCTGTGAGACGTCGAACGTTTACGTTTTCGTTTTGAGACAAGAATGGCAACATTTGAATCAGCGTTTCTGCCATCATGCCGGGGTTGCGTCTGATGGGGTTGTAGCTGACAATCTCGAAGTCAACATCGACATCGACCAAATCTTTGTGGCTCAACTCTTGCCACTTTGTCGATCCTGCAATTCGTACAAGACGATTTGTTTTCATGTACTTCTTACACAGATAGAATGCCTTCTTGGCTACGTCCTCCAAGGCGTCGTTTAGATGACCCTCTCGCGTGGCAAGACGAGTTCTAAGTTGGGCGTCAATGATCGCCATTTCGGTGGCGGTACGAGCACCTGCAACCTGCCCTCGAGCCGCTTCTGCAAGTGCAGAAATGAATGCCGCATCTTCTTCTTGTCGAGCGATGAACTCTTTTACTCCGTTTGGTGCCGCAGGCACTGGCATCTCGTAAAATAGCGTAGCGAGACTCCGAAGTGCCTCACTGTTGGACGGGTTGACACCGACAAACGATCCAGCAGAGGCTTCTACTGCCTTGTTGAGGTCTTCTTCAGTTACTCGACCAGAGTCATACATGACACGAGGTACCTGCAGATAGGTAATCTGCTTCATGTGTGTCAGAAGATCGTTGATAGTTTCTTGTTGTCGCAGAACCAATTGAACTTCGCTCATACCCAGACAGTCAATACCTGACTGGTTGAGTGAGAACATGCTGTAAGGGATGTAATCAATCTTATCTTCAAACACTACTGCGTCAGCTTGCTTGATGTAGTGCTGCATCAGGCCGCGCTCACGATCGTAGTATTCGTACACAGTCACCCATTTGAATGCGTCACGAACCTGATCGGTAGAACTCTTTACGTTTTCGTCCAAAAGCCACTTCGGGTATCGATCAGGCTTTACCTCTTTGATTAGCTCGGACTTGTATTGTCCTGACTTCACTCGAGCCTTGAACTCATCGAACGAAATGACGGTAGCTTCGATCCAGTATCGAATGTCGTCTGTGTCACGAACGGTAAGGTCAAAGAAAACACTTGATGGGTTTACCGCTCGAATGATCGGTATATCTTTTTTTGCGTCCCACCCAGTCTTGAAGATTCCTCTCTTGCACAACACAGCGTCAATCAAAGCGGTTGCTGCCTTGCGTCGAAACTTATTTGCGTCAAACACGTAATCAATGAGACCAGTCACGGAGGGGGCGGCGTCTTGAGACTTGGGCGTCCGTGCCATGGCTCCTACAGATGGATTCGGTCCCAACAAGGAACTGATAGCCGTATCTGCAATCGCGTAGATGATGTTCTTCGAGCACAAGAATGAATGTTGATTCATTCCCGAAAGGTCACTATCCGAGGTAGTAAAAAACTTGCCTCGATAAAACCTTCGAGCTTTGTCGAAGTCCTTCTTCTCTGAACGCTTGTAGTGGTCCAGATGACGATCAATAAGTTTTGAGAGTTTCATTGTCATGATGATCTACTTTTTAAACATCGCCTGAACTTTCTTCTTTTTCTCTTCTGAGGCTTTCTTGTCTTCGGCGAGGGCCTTTTTTTGATCCTCAGGAGACATTGCCTTAATTTCTTCCTCTCGTTTTTTCTTCTCCTCAGCCGCACCTTTTTTTGCGGCTGCCATCCGTGATTCAAAATCATCAGATCCGGCCATCCTGACCTTTTTTTCTGATGCCTTTTTTGCTTGGTCGTAGTCTGTGTCTGCCATTTTTAATCCCAAATGTTTGATGCGGGTTGATAAAGAGATCGAGCGGCACGTCGCTTCGTTGCTTTGTGGCGATCAAGTTGTTGAATAGTAACGTGTCCCGGTAGGTAATCTGATTCTACTGAAACTGCAGCATTAGTAAAGTGTCTGCGCGAAAGAATATCAGCGGCCATAACGGCTGTACGTGCCCGGTCAAAGTGGTGAACTGTGCCGTCGTCGCCTCGAACACGTTTTTTTCGGGTGCCGTCATAGTTCAACAATTGATGCAGCATACCACGACTTCGTATTTGTAGTTCGTGTTGTCGTAGCATTTGTACCAGACGTGCCTCAGACTCTTGAAGACGTTTGCTGGTCGCGTACCATCCGGGGTGATTCCTGTCCGTCCACAGAAGGTTTCTTGTCCCTTGATCTTTTAGTATCGCAATGCAAGCAGTGGCGTTGGATTCGACTGCCAGTAATGCGCCAAGGTATCTTTTTTGTACCGTCTTCAATCGTTGCGCAAATCGATCGGGTGATTCTCGATCCTCCCAAAACGCAATCTCTCGCCATTCGAGGGCGTCCCAGACTGTGAGCGCCGACTTGTCACCAGTGCTCCCAAATCCTGCGGGGTCTGCGGTAATCAGATACTTGTGACCCGGTTTTGGTCCTTCAAACTCATGACAAGCATATCGTCCCAAACTCGGATCCTGCTTGGCTCGCTCCAGAGATGGTTTTAGTATCTCTGCAGGCATCACGGGATTGGTTGTTCCCAGCCATCCATCGTACGCATCCGATGGGTACTTGCAGGAAAAAAGACGAGTGTCTCCAACAAACTCAGTGTTCAAGCCTCGTCTACGAAAGGCTAGATTGTACGCTGACATGCCATCGTGGCGTGACATGTACTCTCGCTCTGGTTGTGTTGGTTTGAAGGAGTCATCAAGTTCTCTGCAGCTTTCGTCCTCCCACCATTCTAGAAACAGTGGGTGGAATCGACTGGATCCCTCCAAGGCCGAACGCCACATTTGTTCGTGATGAGATCCTGCTCGTCCCGGAGTTGACTCGAGAATAACCTTTGCGTTTGGTCGTTTGTTTACAGTCGGGAAGATGTTGATTGCAGCTTTGCGTTGCCACTGAGCTTCACCGAACTCGGTGATTACGAGTCGGTCAATCGATCGACCAATCGCAGGAGACCGGCCGCCTGCCGTCAATACCTTGATGCCTCCTCCATGAACGAACTGCATCTGCGTTGCGCCTGCCTTCCTACCCGGAGCCAGTGGCATGCGAACATCTTTTGGTAGACGATTGTAGGCAAAAAGTATTCGCTCGAAAATATCTTCGGCGGTGTCCTGTCGTTCTGCGATGAGCAATCCTTTGACACCACTCAGATACATGCAGTCTCTCAAAAGAAGCATGACAGACACCGTCGTAATTTTTGCCTGACGGAACTTGTTGACCATGATCCATCTGTTTTCATCGTAGGCTTTCAACAGTTTTTTCTGCGTATGTGTGGGCTCCATGTACCCCGTTGACTCGTCTTCGCGGACAATCTGACACATAGATACAAAAGCGTCAGGCGTAGCGAACAAAGCTTTTACCTTGCCTTCATGTATGCCGGGTGCGCTGGCAAACTCTGCACCACTCGTTGTGGTGTCATTTTTATTCTTGTTGGTTTGTTTTCGCGATGTTGCCATAACGGTAACTGTATCACTGTTTATGGTTGAGAAAATTTTTATGATTAAAAAACAGGGCCTTGCAGCTTTTTCACGCGTGATGTATACACATATTGCACCCAGATAGATGTGTCAGGTAGCCGCTACGGTCTGACGTAAGCATCGCGGGCAGGCGAGACAAACGTTTTTTAACCCCTCTCTGTGAGAACAAAATGGCTATCAGTACTGAATTGCTGAACACCACGTTCGCCGATCTGCGCGGACCTCTGGTAAATTCCTTTGTTCGTAGCAACGAGTTGTTCGAAGCACTCAATGCCAAGGCTCGCATGCCAATGGAAGGCGGAACGAAGATTGAACGTTCCTTCTCCGGTGGTGCGCCTGCCAAGGGTGTTGGTGTCTACGTGGGCGACGAGCTACTGAACATGACCCGACGTCAACAAATCCGTAAGTTTGAAGTTGAGCCCCACCGCTTGGTTATGGCTGTCAACATTCCTAAGAAGGAACTCAACCAAAACAGCGGAAAGCTCGCCATCATGCGGCTGATTGAAGAGTACCCACAAACCTCTATGGAGGCCATGAAGGCAGACTTGAACAAGTACTTCCTGACTGGTGCCAGCCGTGGTTTGGCGTTCGCTTCTTCCGAACTCTTTGGACTTCAGACCTTCAACGGTCAGTTCTCCTCTGGTATTGGAACTGGTGTAACCAACGGTCTTCTGGATTTTGTCGCACCTGCATCGCAGACTGATAAAGTGCAGAGTGTGACGAAGAGCAGCAGCTACTTCCACTTCAACCAATTCAACGACATCTCATCGTTCGGTGCTAACGGTATTACGCAACTGCGTAAGACCTATCGTCAGTGCTCGCACTTTGCTGGTGGCGTAGGCAAGGGTCCTGATCTTGTGATCATGGATGACGACACCTACACCAACTTCGAAGATGCTCGCCGCGATAACGTTCGTGTCACCCTCGTTGATGACAAGATTGACAAGAGCAACACCTTGGGTCTTTCCATGGGTCTTGCTTCGGTCACGTCTTCCATCGACTTGGACCGTACTGACTCGACGTTCTCTGGCGTAGCTTCGGACGGTATCACCTACATGCTCAACACTGACTTCATTGAGTTCCCGATGCTCGAAGCACCGAACATCAGTGAGTTCAAGGAGCGAGTTGGTGATCAAGATGTCGTAACTGCAATCTTCGCAATGCAAGGAAACATTATCTGCACCAAGCTCGTGGCGCAGGGAGTGGTTTCTGGCGGCGCGGTCTAAGGAGGTACATCATGGCACTTGGAAATAAATTCGCTACTGGCGGTGACATCGTCGACGGTCAGGATTCACAACCATTCTGGACTCGCACCTATACAGATGAGCAATATCCTTTGGGTACTCTTCGTCTTGAGTCTGCCGATAATGTTGCGGATGCTGAGCACACTGATGGAACTGCCTTGGGCCTGAAAGGAGATCGCACATGGATCTTTGTGAAGGCAACGACTGCACTGACTATCTACGATTGCGCTATTGTTAAGGCAGCAGATACGGCAACAGCTTCTTTTGAGGTTGCTCCGTCGGATGCTGCTGGTGACAATGCACTCGATGTCGTTGGTGTGACGCAGACTGCGATTGCCGAAAACTCTTTCGGCTGGATCGTTTGTGACGGTGAGTGTGTCGTCAATGGTAACGCCGGTATTACTGCGGGTCAGTTTCTTGACACGCACACTGGTGGTCAAGTAGACGACAGCACTGCTGCTGGAACGTTGATTGGTAAGGCTCTTTCAGGTACCGATACACCGGTTACTGGAACGATCCGCGCCCGGATTCGCCTGCCGTAGCATTTGACTACGTGATACACTTAGGGGGCGTGGCTTTCGGGTTACGCCCCCTTCGTCTTTGGAGGTACAATGGACGTTTCGCTCGCAGCACTTCGTAGTCGTTTATACGCCTTGAGGTCATGGGACTCAACCGGCACAACACTCGACAATCGGATCCGTGCTGCACTGAACTTGGCACTCGATCGCATCGCTGGAGATATTCCCGAAGCATTGGTGCCCGACGAGGAACACATCGTATTGTTGCCCGACGTAGATGGTCAGGCCGATGTCATTAGCTCTAAGGTTTGTACCTTCGATAATGACAAGCGTTTGCTGTATTTCGTGGACACTGCAGGCGTTTCGATTGGTGCTGCGGCAAGTGCCACCTCATGGACACCCACTGTGACTGGTGAGTGGGATGGGATCATGCACCTTGAGATCACGGACTCGACCGGCCGGATTCGTCGTCGTCAGAGTCGAGAGTGGTTCAAGGTGACTTCAAATGCGACTCTTTTTTATGTCGTTAGTCTTGACCGCCCAATGCCAGACATCATCGCGGCAAACGCAGGTCAGGATTTTCGAATCCATCAGCCGGAGTTTTTCTTCGCCGATGACGTCATGGAGGTTTTAGAGCCTGCTAAAATCTTTGATAGCTCACGCCAGAAAGTAACAAAAATTGCCACCTCATCCGCCAACCGTGATGATCTCTTTGATTTTCAGGGAAGCGCCACCGGTAGGCCGCACACTTGTTGGCGAGACCGGCACTTTCAGATACCAGCCCCTACTCAGGCTCCAGCCATTGTGGAAGTGGACATACGACAGCCAAAGATACCACCTCAAAAGGGTGCGGAAGTCAAAGCTGATGACGTCAAAAAACCGCCCGTAGAGAAGCCTCCACAAAAGAAAAACAGTTGGGCGTCAGCTTCAATCGCATACGAAGGGTCGATCAGCGAAGCTGTCATTGTGGATGAATCAGCAAAGTTGCCCGAACCAGATGGCGCTTACAAATGGAACAATGAAAAGTCTTTGAGATCAGGTACTTGGGCTATTCGTTACACATACGTATGGGGCCGGAGAGACGACGAGTTTCAGCAGTCACCATCGATTGCTCCCGGAGGGGACGAAGATCATGACAGTTCGTTCGACTTGTCTTGGGCGTATGAGACGGGGTCAGTGACATCAACTGTTAGTCGATACACTGGTATCCATGATCCAGTTTGGGAAAGCGCACCCTCTCCTGTGACGGTGGTTGAGCAGAAGGATGTGAGCGCAGGGGTAGATGGTGCCCTCGTTCTTTCGGCTACAAACATCGACTCGATGCTCGGATTCGGGGACCCGGCATTCTTCCGGTTCAGCCGATCGGGACTGAGGATTCGTTACTACGTTGCCCATATCGATAAGACAATATCTGGTCGAGGAGAATTCAATTCTGTCGAGATCGGTGAGAAGTTTTATCTTCTCTGTGAGGTCGAGCCCACGTTTGATCATGTAGCTGCTCTGAGTGCCGCAGGTACGGCAGCGCCTTCTGGTTTGACAGGTATCGATCACCTGAAGGGTGGTCGAGTAGTTTGGAACGGTAGCCAGATTTATGATTACTATCGTCCCTTGAAGCACAGCACTGGATACTACGCGTGGCAGGTTTATCCGCAGCAAGATCAGCGATACGAGCTTGATTTTCGTGTTCTTCGTCTGCCTCGTAAGTTCGTGGACGCCCAAGATACTGCGCCTATCCAGAGGGACGCTGTTCCCTGTCTTATAGAGTTGGCGCTATACTATGTCAGTCTTGACGACGGTAACGATCAGACGAGCGCGCAGGCACATTTAAATCGATATCATGAGTTGATGCGGGGGTTCAGGGATCGATACGCTAATGTGGGTGGTGCGGTCACACCCGTTCCATTTACTGGACATCGAGACCGTAGCCGCTATGGTACATTTGGTTCACTTCCATTGGAAGATTAATTGGCTTGGTTCCCTTCGGGGAAGAACAACAAAGAGGTAGTACATGTCCGAAATCAAAAAATTCTATACAACTCTCACTGCAATTCCACGACCCAAAGTTGGGGATCGGTTTTATCGTACGACGCTCGTCAAACAATATGAGGAAGCTCTTATTGTCAGCATGCTCAGTCAGAGCGAGGACTCGGAAAACTGGTCTGCGACCCTCATGACTAAGAATGGTTTGGAGCAAGTGAGCGGGAACGTCGAGCACCGCAGTATTCATGATTGGATGCCTGTTGGTTGGCGTTTTGACGCTACGCTCGTCGGATGGATTCCGCCTGAGAGTGTTTTGCGAGACGACAGCAAAGATGCTGCAGATATCGAGGATCCCGTTGAGGCTGAAGCCGCAGCAACCACTGATGTGTTTGTAGTACCTGCACCGTGGGAGGGCGAAAAGTTCATGTCTTGGCGTTCGCGTGTGCTTAAGTCTGTGCCTGCACTCAAGGGTAAACGTGCGATCCAATCAAAGCTTTCCGACTCATGGAAGTCGAAGCAGTATGAAATCACTATTTAGTAGGGGTTGAATGTGGCTGGACCCACTCGTCAACAAACTAACTCTGTCATTGTACCTCCCGGAGAGGGCCGCAAAGCGTACGCTTCTGCCTCTCTTGCTTGGTTTGTGGAAAACCTTGAGATGGAGGACGATGATTGTTTGAAGAGTGTAGTGGGTCCATCCATACTTAGAATTGGTGAGTCTGTTGAGGTAGAGACCTCACCACCACCCTCGCAGTCAACAGTTTTTGTGCCTGATCTCAGCACTGGTGTGACGTGTGAGGGGGCGAACGATTTGGGTTCTTCGTTTGCTGATTTTGGTTTTAAAGCCGGAAGCAGACCCCACAGCATTTTTGCTGCAAACCTCATGAACGGTTCCGTCAATACTTTGATATATCGTTTTGGTACGCGACTCTTCCGCTTCAAGGGTGGTGTAGATGAGCCTGATGAGGTGATCGAGTCTGGCTTAAGTTCTGTCGAGAACCCCCGTTTTCCAGACCAATACGTGACCATCGGTAACACTATTGTTTGGACAAATGGAGTTGATCATCCGAGAGTGATGCTGTACACCGGGGATGTCTTTGACTTAGGATTCAAGATAAAGGCGTCAACACCAAGTGTCGCAGGTCCAACACAACCTGACTTTGACGAAATACCACAATACTTCCCAAACTCTGTTGGATACTCATGGCCCGGTCGCATTGGAACGCCGGGTGATGTACTTGCGGGGAGGGAGGGATCACTACTCAACGGTGGTTGGTACTATTATTTTCAGTTCGAAGATTTGTTCGGTAATCTCTCTGCGTTTTCGAGCCCAAGTGAGCCTGTATCGATCAACTCAAATCAAGCTGATCCGTATGTGTCTGTCCGTAATGGTAAGCCGAGATACATCGCAGATACAGAATCGGCGGCTACATTTGCTTATGGCGGCCCCCGCACAGAGGCTGCTCAGGGCACGGAGATTGATGACCTGACTCGTAGGTTTCTTGTCCGTTTCAACGGTGACGCACCCGAAAATTCCGTCGCCGTCCGAGTCTTTCGAACCCCTGACACCAAACATGTTGGTAATGATCCACAATTTTTGGCTCGTGTTCCGGGCTCAGGTCAGTTTACTTTCGATGATAACAAAAGTGATTCAGAGCTTGGTCTTGTTTGGGAAGAGACGGTTGAGACGCCTGTGTTCCGCGTTGCTTGTTCCCATCAAGGCAGATTGATTGTCGGTAACATTTCAGGCGATCCGGGTGCTGTTCGTCAGTCCCGTCCGGGTCTTCCGGGAACATTTAGTAAATTCGACATCGTTTACCCCGATGCGGGGGGAGCAGAGATAACCGGACTGGTCTCACACAATGGCCACCTGTTGGCTTTCACTGAAAACGCGACGTACGCCATTGGGCAAGATTTTAAGATGGCCCAACCAGTGTCACTGGGCGTAGGCTGCATGGCACCAAGATCCATCAACGCATTGCCAGATGGTACATTGATGTGGCTTGGTAGAGACGGTTTCTACGGTATGAGGAGTTTTGGTCAGATTGTTCGCATGAGCATGCCGATCGAACAATCCTTTAAGACTGACGTCAACTCTTCTCGAATGCATATGGCAGTCTCTGTAATCGACTCAGAAACAAAAGAGTATCGCTGCGCTCTAGCCAAGTCAGGTGAAACACATAATCGTCTGATGTTTTGTTTCGACGGAAAGTATTGGAGACGTCAAACTCTTGGAATTCACATAGCGGATATGTGTAACAGCAAGGACTGGCGTAAGTACACTTTTGTGGCTGGATTAGATCCTAGAGAAAAAGACCTTTCGTTAAAGGCAAAATTTTCTGGTGCAACAAACAAAGACATATCGACTGCGGTAGAAAATAGGACTCACGACTACAGTAGAGTTTTTGTTCTCGACCGGCAGACTACTGATTACTTCGGTCCACCACGACGGATTAGGTATCGATCGAGTTGGATACAAGCTTCGGAAAACGGGCTTGTGCCGACGAACGTACGAACCTTGTACGTTGGACTAAAGGATGCTTGGAACGGATTCGCGACGGTCAGAATCTACAAAAATGGGTCATGGAAACCTTTCCAAGAAATGAAAGATCTGCTTCTGGTTGGGCCCGATGACGAGTCTGACGTAGTTAACGACATTGCAGGTAATGCGGTTTACGGAGAGTCGAAGGTGCATCGTCCGCGCTTGTTTTGGCGTCAGGTGCCCGTGGATCTACACAATGTAAATTCATGGGCCTTCGAGATTGAATTGATTGGTTGGCCATCTGGTATGCCCCTTGCAGCGTCAAGCATTCCGTCGTCCGTGGGCAAAAACGATAAATCCTCTTACATCGATCTTTTTGGGTCAAACAAAGATGGCATTGAATCCTTCAACGAGAAAATGCAAAATCCGAAGTCTCTGGAGCTTGGACGCCTGCGACTCGCTGCTTTTGCTTTCGACGTAAGTATTGCTACTATGGGATCGCCGTTCGGTCGAGTTCCAAAGAGAATGGACGAGTAGTATGCCCTTTATTTTTCCGAAACGTTTTCTCCGTCCTCGCGACGTACTCGATCCTTTTGAGTACAACCAAGACAAGGAGCCTGTTCAGGAACTTCTTGACGGAGAGTTGGACCGAACAAACTTCAACGGAAAAAGGTTGAAGAGTGAACTGAAGCCTCACCCCGAAAGTGACACCGGTCTTGGTTCAGAACTGGAATTTGAACGTAGTGTCGCCGAGGACGCGTACTATCAAATGTTTAGGGCCGAGTCCGAAGTACCGACAATTTTTGAGAGTGGCGAACCGACGGACACATCAGGCAAAAAAGCTGCGTTGGGGATACCAATTAATAAGTTTCGAGGGGTTCCAAATTTCTTTCATTTTGCTGGTAAGGAGTTTCGTGAGGATGATCTCAATAGCCAAGCTGAGGCTGAAACCGGATCTACAAATTTCTACACCAACTACACGTCAGATCCCTTTGTAGTTCCTAACAGCGGAGAATGGGACGCGGTTACGGGGGCGTCCTGTGTTGTGCCTTCAGGTCAGGATAACCTCTACATCAATGCTTTTCTTCAGTACGTATGGCAGGGATTCTTCGAGCCCAAGCCACCATGGCGATACGAAGGTGCCACCGCAAGAACTACACGGTTTTCCTACATGGGCAATCATAAACCCGCTAAAGGAAAGTGTGCCCAGAGAGAAGCTCAAAACTTGAATAATTTTGGTCCCAGCGACAACTGGGTTTTTTGGCAAACTGCTTATAGTTTTAATGCGGGACTAAAAACATTCAATGAGTCTACGGGTGAGGCGACATTCAAAACACCATTTGAGGGTGAGTTGTCGACGGGTCAAACGCCTATGATTCAAGCTTATCCTTACGCCTACCCGTTGAACGAAGCCTCAGCCACGGAAGAGGCAGAAAGGCCCCAACTCGGAGGGTATCATCACATTTCGAAAGGTTTTTACCCGTGTCTGGTCCAATTTGCAATTCGTGTTGACGGTAGGATTCTAGACGACACAATTACGGGTAAAACATTTTCTTTTGAGGAATCGGCTCACGGACTACGAATTGACGACAGTGCTCTCGTTGGCGATTCAGATGGTAAGTTTGTGTTCGGTCAACGCAGTGCTTCAAACTCTATGAGCTACGAGGACACAAAAAACGCTCGCCCCGGACAAAAGATTCGTGCCTCCAGAGCAACAGCATGTGGCCCAGAAATCCTACCGGTCAGAATCGGCGCTGTTATCCCTGTGAGTCCCGGTTCTCACACGGTTGAAATCGTGGCTCGCAGACTTATTAGGAAACGTAAAAAGTTCGAGGTAGGTGATTTCGTTGGGGTTTTTAGTCGCCGACTGAACGTCATGAAGCTACCAATTTTTCCGGTAAATGTCGACGGATCGTCTGTTGAATCAGCCGTGACCACCAAATCTTTGGTGACGGAAGATTTGATTGACAACAGTCAAAAGCGAGACTTCCAAGCTTTGGAGGATCGCGTCAATAACATTCGATCTTCCGATATTAAAAAACATTCCTTGCCTCACACGCACCTCCCATCGAAAGTCACAAAATTTGCTTCGGTGGGCGTATCTCCGAGTTTCAGCGTAGGTGAGAATCGAGAAACCGTATCAAGCTGCGTGATTAGTTCTCGGTTTCCCGGATTCAAAAATTTACAGTATTTAGATAGGCGAGTCATCGACACGGCAAACCATGTGACAGCAGCGTTTGGGTTTAGCACTGCTTTAACTGGTGCTGGTTGGCAGTTGCTGCATGACGGAGAGTCTGGCTCTGATCAAGACTTTCTATCGATCAAAGACGAAACTGGCGGATCGTTGTCGATCGCCGAAAACGAAAAAATGCTGATCTTTGCCGACGTCGAAGTGCGCGGTATCCGGCCTGAGCTTGATATGAGGGTTTCGAGTCTTATCGAAAAATTCTTAGCTGGTGAAGCGCATCCGAGAGATGTGTCAGATTTTTATTCCTTTATTCTTCCCGACCGATATCTAGACTTATTTGCGTTGTTTAATATTGGTTATCGAACTGGAACCGACTCGTTTGACAACTGGACAATTGGGTCAAAGTTTGCGCCTGCAGTTATAAACTCATCGAATTGGTTGAACCGCACTGCTGCGTTCCTACCTTCGTTCGAGTTTGAGACTAAACACATGGTTGCTACTCAGGGAGGGAATGTTCAGTCGGAGGTTGGAATAGACTCCACAGTTCGTGTAGATTTGAGAGGGAATCAGGGTGCCCCGAATAATTTGGGTATTACCGTCCCCCTGATGCTTTGTCTTGACTCAAGTGATTTTGCCTCCGAGGCCGATCGTTCCATTACAGAAATAGGTGTTTTAGGCTGTACCGCGATGCCTTTTTGGTGGGATGGGCTTGTTGCTCATAGCGCATCAAGTTGCACTAAAAGTCGCCAAGAAGGATTAGAGGCCGTGGTGCCTGACCCTGATGACGGATCGGGGGCGGAGTTGAGCACGACAGAAAAAAGTTTTATGAACGCTTGGATGAGCCCCGCACGCAGCCTTGAGACGCCGGGACGTGGGATACTGTCTGGTGTTGACGCTCATATTGGTCGATGCCGACTTACCGTTATCAAAATGTTGAAGTGACGTATGCCTAAAATTCAATTGGACCTTTCGCCGTTTTCCGAGTCTGAAAAAATATTACGAACTACGGATCCTAAAGCTGCGGCTCGTGTGGATGAGCCGTATACAGAAAACATACATGCTCGCCCTGACGTCAGAGACGCGGCCGAATCTGCGGAATTTGTTGTTTCGGGTTCAGCAATCAGAGAGGGATTGATGTCGGCCTCGAATGGATTGTTGGATTCTTTCAATCTGCACTCAGGCACAGAAATTAGAGACATACACGTCATGCCTGAGCAAGCTTCGTATGCTCGAATGGAATCATATACAGACTCCTCGACTCTTTACGGAAACGGAATGGGTCAACGGAACATGGGGGAAAAGAACGAAAGGTTTGTCACGCTTCCCGGTGTTACGATCCGTTGGTTTCAGCCCTTCGACACTACAGTCAGTCTGATGCACTGGGATTTATTTTTTAGCTACAACAACTGGCAGGGCGAATACGTAGACAAAGAGGCGCGGTTTAGCAACAACGGCAGAAAAACAAAAATGGATCTTCAATGTATTCTAGACGGTGAGTACATCCCGTTTACTAAACGAAGAATATCAGAAAATATGTTTCACCCTGTGTCTCCGGGATTTAAGAACACGGTTCCCGAAATTCCCGGTCCCGGACGTAATCTCTATAGTACCTACCCAGAAGGTTTAGAGAATAAACAAGGTGGTGGACCGAAGTATTGTTTTTCCGAAGCTCACTCGGCCGCACCATTAAGCCTTCATTTTGCACAAGCACTTACCAAAGGGTTTCACGAGATTTCCGTGCAGGTCAAAACAGTAAACATTGGAGGCGAGGCCGTGTATGTTCAGAACATTGGATCTGAGCATCGTACTTCTCAAGTCCGTGGCCGAGGATTTTTCGAGTTATGTGCAAAGCTAAGTTTAGGAATCCGAAACGCTCGAGTGATTTCGCTTTTGTAAACGCGCTATACTTCGCGGGGAGAGCAAATATGACACCCATTTTTCCGCCGTTCCATCCGATCGCAATCGTTTGTATTCTTGTTTTTGGGTTGATGTGTCTGTTTCTCGGAGGCACCCTGTCGACGGATGTACTCTACGCTATAGACCCTTTTACGGGGACAGCCATAGCTTTGGGTGTCGCTAAAGTTGCCTCTGACGTCGTTAGCGGTTTGCGAGAAGCTAAGGCAGGTAGAGACGCCATTAAAAACCTTAGGGCAAGTCCAGAGTTCAAAGCTTTAAGTGCCGAACAAAAGAAAGCCCGAGAGCGTCAAGAAGCCGATTCATATGGCCTGAGTGCCGCCGCAAAGCGAAAACTTGGGATCGAATCCGGTAAGCAGTTCAAAGCCTCTGTCGCTAAGACTCAGGCAGATTTACAAGCCGGCAAAGCAGACCCAACAAAGATGGCTGGTAGCCGAGAATTGGTCGATAGGATCTCAGCCGGAGCGGCAGATACGGCAGTCAAGACTGCTGCTGCAGCTGAGGAGCAATCCGGAAAGCTCGCTATGGCTCAAAAGGCTCAAGACTCCAAGACTATCGCTACCGCAGCCAGTCAGGCACAGGCCTTAATCGCGGCAGATGAGCAGGCAAAGCTGAAGCGAGATCAGGCGATTCTTGGTGGTGTATCAGACGCAGCAAGTATGGGCTTAGACGCGACGTTAGGGTTGGCTCAAAATCAAGCTAACCGCCGCTTGGACGCATCAAAGGTCAACGTGGGCACCGATCCCAATATGATACCGGGGTCAACTAATACTGGGACGGGATTCTAATGAGTGTAGATACAAGCGCGGTGATGAAAAAGATTCTCGCAACCGCAAGCGCGAGACGATCATCTAGAAAAACCGAGTCGGATTCCGGTGAGAGCATCGATTGGCTTAGTAGGTGGTTGGATTCTATTGAGTTAGAAGCGGATATTTTGGGGAGCATTGCGACTCATGAACTCAAGTCGTACAAGGCTGCGATCGAGTTCCACACCAACGTGGCCGGTCTCCAGTTCAAGTATGAACAACTTGAGACTTCGACGAACGTCGAAAGGGCGAAGATCTATGCGGACATTCTAAAAGCGCAAATCGCAGCACAAAAAACGTACTATTCGAAGACCCGCGTTGCAGACACTAATATCACAGGAGCTTTTTTGAACTCTGTCGGGGACAGCGCGGACCCGGTAATTTTGTTAAATAAAGCAGCAGATGCGTTGAAGGCTGGAATGGCCATCAATAATCTCAGTGGTAAACCGAACATTTCTCCCACTGATCCTGCGTTTACCGCAACAATGCGGGCACTTCTGGAGGGTGCGAATAGGCACAACGGAAAAAAACTTGTTGTGTTTGGTCGAGATGGACTCGTCGATATAAGAGCGACACAAGCAAATATTAACGCTCGGAAAATGTCGGGTCCCGAGATGACAAATTTAGTCAACTCGATGAAGGCGTACAACGCAAAACGACTGCAAGAGATTGGAATTGACGAAGGCTACGAGGAGGCGATTACACTTGCCGATAATCGATATCAGGCTGCTGTAGCTAAGCTCCGAAAGGATCCAAATGACGCTGAGGCTTTGAATGATCTTGAGGCCATCAATGAGCAGATTGAATCGGGCAAGATCCAATTTTTGGCTGATGCAAATCTCGTTAGTAAAGAAGAAGCCGAGAAAGAACTTGAGATCATCGATCTTAGAATGGATGCGGCAACAGAGGCTCGCACCGCAGCGGCGTACGCAAAGAGTAAACTTGGTGGCGATGATCAGGATGAAGTCCGCGAAGGTTTAGCGAAGGGTGTGAGCAACTCTGCATTTCGGGCATGGGCGGCAGATCATGGTTTCGATCGACTTGGTTCTGTTGATTTCGACAAGGACGGTAAAGTAGATGTCGACACCTACAAAGAGGGTGGCGACGATGTTGCTGCTCTGTTGGCGTGGCAGAAACAATCTCTTCGAAAACCGGGCAACTATGGATTCCGTGCCGTCAACTCTGGCGAGATCTGGCGTGTCGAACTCAAGGACGGCACCGAGGTAACAGGGCACCGCTTGCGTCGTCATGCGGCAGACCCTAACGGGGCGATTCGCATTGTTACGGCTGAGGGTGCTCGACTGATTACTCCTGCAGAGGCATCACAGGCACAGATTCTTCAAAGACAAAAAACCGGGTTGAGTCGTATCGATCGACGTGCTCGACGAATGTTCAAGAAGAATAAATTTAAGTACGAAAAGCTGGGGGCTACTGCTCGATTCCGTGCGGGTGAAATGGCGAAAGCCGACTTAGCCCAGACCGAAAATCTTGAGTACATCGTCGATCCTGAAACGGGTCAAGGTATTACGAAGCGGGAGTTTGAGACTGCAAAGCAGAACGCTCGTACCAGTGCTTCTTTTATTTTTGAATCCGACGGGATGATGTACATTGTCGATCCTGCGACAGCAAAGGTTTACTCCGCAGATTTTGCTGGAAACAAGTTTACGGAACTCACAGATGATCAAAGGGACGCGATACGGGACAAGATTCCTGTCGACGGTCAACGCATGTATTTCGGTGTAGGCAAGGATGGCAAGCCTGTAAAGCTTTTCCGTACGGCCGATATCGAGGCCCTTGTCAAAGGAGAGTTGGAGATAGACGGTGACTTTTCTGGCTTCGACTCTGATGAGTTCAATGCGTTGTTGGAGCAAGACACGACGTTGGCCGGGCTCGGTTTTGAGATGTCTCCTGATGTTCCCGCTACCCCTGTTTCTGGTACGACATCGAGATTGGCTGGTTTCAATATTGTTGAGCAGGAAGACACTCGACGTATATCGGATGAAGATGAAGTAAAAGCAAACGATGCTCTAGACTCATATTTGGTTTTGGCTCCGGTAGGCGAGGCTCCAACTATTGATGATGGACAGGACGACAACGTGAGTGGTCCCGGAGCGGTGGGCGGCGATGTAACTGCTGAAATGATTAAGTCGTTGCTCGATCCCAATAGAACACCGGAAGAAAAAGCTAAGTTGTCTGAGATTTACAACGAGCGGTTTCCGGACCTTTACAGGACGGCCTTCTTCAATCTGGATACTGAAAGCCTTGATTTCGATCCGACGGATCCCACGTTTGAGCCGCCTCCACCAAAGGAGGAGCCGGGGCTTCCTCCAGCAAAGGGTACTTTGATTGATGCTGAGCAAGTCGATGAGTTTACTGCTGAAGAGATGGGAGTTGCTCCAACAGAGACTGCTCCGGGTGCGACACCTCCAGTGGGTGATGTTGCTCCACTCCCTACTAAGGCGCGACCTTCGACGGTCGATACTTCTGCTCCCGGAGTTGGAAAGAAAACGCCGAAGTCTTTGAAGTCAGTACCTATGATTGACGTTGGCGCACTGCCAATGGACACAAGCACTGGCGGTAAGTCAAAGATTGTTCGATCAACTCAACCACCTTCACCGGACATTGATGCTGGGTCAATGTCTATGTTCAAGGGTATGAACCTGCAGGGGGTTTTTGGGGCGGGCAAACAAGAGGACAAAACGTCAACTGATGAGAAAGCAGAGTCATCAGATGACAAACCTGATAGCATTGATTCTCCATCCGTTCCCGGAACAGGAGGAATTTTCGGTGGCCTCAGAGATCGTCGAAAGAAGAAACGTGAAAAAGAAAAACCTGAAGCAGATACGAATTCTGATGATGATGAGGTACAACTATGACTGACGAAGAAAAGGTTGCGTCGATTGAGATAAAACCGAGTGCGGAAAACATTAAGGTTGAAGGCTCACCCGTGGCTGAAAAGGCTCGAAGGGATGCAAGACGAGCCCAACGACTGAAAAAATTGATGCCGGTAGTAAAGGCTATGAGAGGTAAATCGTCTGAATCAACGAAGACCGCTTCTTCTTCGGACGATAATCAGCAGTTTTCTGATATGCAGATTGCTATGCAAAATGTCGCGAATGCGTTTAAGCCGAGGTAGTCCATGCGAGTTTTTGGGCAGACGCCGAAACCTAAGGTTGTCAATAAACCGCCGCAGCCTGAGGTTGTTTCAGCACCTAAATCACCGGAGTCAAAGACCGAAGGCGCTAAGCCGAAGGAACAACCGACCTTGGATGCGGATGCGGGTACGCCTGCTTCGGTAACTATCGAGCCGATTGTTGGAATAGATGACGCGGTTAAAGCTGCGGAGTCGGTCTCCTACGAAGACAAACTAAAAGTTATCGACAGCAAAATTGACAGACTGAGGGAGGTTGTGCGGTCGCAGGATGCTCAGCGAGAAAGGTTTGGTTCACCGATTCTTACAGCCACCATTGCTGAGCGAGAAGCCCAATCTTTAGATAAAGATCTTTTAGAATCACAAAGGCTGGACAATAAAGACAAACTTCGGAATCTTCTCAAAGAAAGGTCAGATTTGGTTCGCGCAAACGTTCCCGGAGCCTTGGCGGCTGGTATGGCCCCAATCACACCAATCCTGCCCGACACGAGTCCGGATATGTTAGCCGGTCCCGTTTACAATCGTAGTCCTCAGCGCCAAGAGGAAAGGCTTCGAGAGGTAGAAAGTAATATATTCACGGCGGATAAAATGTATTCCAAGCCGTCGATGGAATTTTCGACTATGGGGCCGAGAAGAAGACAAACAGTAATTACACCAAGAAGTTTTGACAAAGATGGTAAACTCAGAATTGGTGACCCGCAGACATACGCAGTAAGTCGTTTACGAGAAGGATTCCTTCAAGACTTTGGACTGCGCGGTAAACGAGGTGAAGTCGATTTACTGCCGGATATTATTGATCCTATGGCGGCAGGAGCCTACACACTTCTAGATCGAATTCTAACACCTACGCTGGATACTATTACTGGTGGTCCTGTGAGAGGTTTGGCTGGAGTACCCTCGTTCAGTGGTCAGATGTTTCCCTCGACCCGGATGAATCCAGATCGATACATTGACCCCAATACGGGAGAAGAAACCTTTTTTGCGCAAGGCAAGCCGCTTTCACTGACAGAACAACCAAATCGACAAGGTGGAATTATTCGTGCTCCTCGTTCGCCAAGAAAAACTCGAACCGGCAAAACGTTGACCCCTGAGTTAATGCTTCAAAATGCTCGGAAGGCTTTGGAGCTAAGGACTAATATGATTATCTCCGCCCAAGGCGCAATATCGGAATTAAGGGAAAAGCTACGGAATGATCAGGTTGCTACATTGGATCAGCCGAACGCTTACGCTTCGATTTCTGCGTTCGAGGATACCATCGAACAGTTATCGGCAGAAAGCGATCAATTGCGACGTATCATAGGTGTTAGTATCCCACGGTCTGAGGCGGCGGAGGAAATCGCTCCAATGTATGCAGGATCTGGAATCGTACCAACAGAAGACTAATCGGAGACACTGGTGGCAGAAACTCAAAAGCAGATGGAGGATCGTTTAGCTCGACTGAAAGCCAGCGACCCCGGCGATATGACGATTGATCTCGATGACGCTCCTGTGGGGGACAAGAAGCCTGCAAAGAAAGGCACTGATGTTGACGAAAAGCCACCAACCGAAGATGACAAACTAGGTAAGTTTGAAAAATTCCCTGAGTTCGAGGAGATGGACATTGATCTCCTCACAAAAGACCTTCAAATGAAACGGCTCGGTATTCGGATTGCGAGTGAGGCAGAATCGACAAAGCGAATAAATCCAAAGCTTGCGGCAGAAAAGAAAGAAAAAAACGAACCTATTCTCGCGTCGGACGAAATCCTCAAAGCGCATGCAGAGCTTGCGGGATTTACTGTCGAAGATTTCAAAAAGGCTGCCGAGTTTCAGGAAGCACCAATCCAAAATTTTTTCCGAGATATTGGAGATCAGGGTCGACCTGTCCAAGAAGTATTTGATGCCTACAAAACACAAGAAAGTCTGTGGTCAAAAACACAGCAACAACGAAAAGTGTTGGCTAGAGGTGAAAAGGTTCGAATCAAAGGTATCGAACGAGTGGTTACGGGGGAAAAGAAATTGTCCCCTGAAAAAAGAAAGGAGACACTTCAAGTTCTCCTAGCGGCTAAAGACCCCCGATTGAAGAGCCGAATTTTTACGGGTGACGCCGACAGCGGTGAGGCTGAAGATGCAATCGCCAAGCCGGGTCAGGCTGGGTACGACCGTCTCACGATGCAGGCGAACAAGCTCATCAATAAAGAACTCGCAGATGACAAGGAGCAGGCAGAGATTTATCAGAGTCACATTGCGGCTCTGGGGCCACCAACGACGGGCGCGATGATTCGTAACACTCTTGGTGAACGAAAGTTTCAAGAGATGGTAAATCAGATCTCCACTCATAAGCTCAACAAAATGGCTAAACGCCAAGGTGTTCAGAGAGGTACAGAAGCATATGAGGAATTGAGAGCTAAATCCAATCGTGACGCTCTGTACGAGGCCGCACTTCTAAGGACCGTGAATAAATACTATCTCCCCGGATTCGTGCAGTACGATCAGATTGACCCCGGAAACGTGCGTGGCGCGGAAGACACCAAGGATAAGTGGTGGATCACGCAAGCCATGAAAAACGCTGCGGATGTACGGATTGAGGTCGTCGGCTTGGACCCTAAGGGTATTCCTGTCTATCGACTTACATCGCCTACATGGCATATTTTTGAGATGGCGGATTCGGTTCAGGCAGGTATTGCGGGTGCCATTGAGCGATTGTCCGACGATGAGAGAGATGAGAGCATCTTGACTGCGATTCGAGAAGGATCCCTTGATGGTATTCGTAATCGACGAGACTTCTTGAAGGCGGCGCTGTCGAGTGAGGCTGCTGAGAACGGTGGTCTGGCTTCGTTTGCTATGGGGTCTGCGGGGCTTGTTGCTGCCATCCTCACTCCTGATCTCTTTATGGGCGCTGCCGCAGTCGCACGAACAACAAAAAGGGTTGCGCAAATCGCGTCGGAAACTGCTGGGTTCCGTCGAGCCGCACCGGCATTGGTTGAATCTCTGGGAGATGGAGCGACAAGCTACGCTAAAACCGAAGATGTGCTGGAGGCAGCAGAGGCTGCTGTTGCTAGAGGCGATTATGACTCGGCACTACTGATACTCGAAGAAGCTAAAACTATAGCTAAAAAAGGCGACGAGGCCCTGTCCAAGGCCCGTGGTGAGAATGTTGAGATTGCACGAGAAGTAGATCGATTGGATGTCGACATCGCTGCTCGCATGGGCAAAAAGGTGCCGGAAAGCACGTTTGCAGAGGGTAAGAGAGTCGCGTCAAAGATACCCGGATCCTTCGGAGAAACAGCCCAGAATGTTCATATGGGCGCTCGACGGGTCATGTTGAGGGGCGAGTCACTCGATCAATTTACAGGATTTCCTGAGCTTCTGAGCTTCGAGAAGATGATCGATTCGTTGAAAGAAAGTGTCGACATTCTCAAGTCAGGCGACCTTAAAAACGCGTTCAATGCCAAACTTCGAGAGATGGTTGCAAACCCTTTTCGTAATGCCGTCGATGAACTTTTGACCGAAACAGGCGTAGGCGTAGGAGATATAAATCGGAGTGTTGGCCTTAGACAACAATCTTTGGATTTGATGACATTCTTAAACAGTACAAAGAGTACTAGAATTCTACGAGATGACCCGCAGTTGTATCGATCAGAGGTCATTCGCATCGCAAAGAAAATTGATTTCGATGACGCAGATAAAGAAAAGGCCTTCTTCAACGCGCTCGAAAAACGATTCCCAGACCTTTTAGACGAAGCTAATAATATTGGTAAAACACTGTCTAAAGTTTCCATCGCAGAGGCTCGTCAGGCCACATCGAGAGGGATTGCTGCAATTAGGGGGAATCTTGAGTCTCGCGCAGCCTCATCGGCGTTTATTCGCGAACGTGTGGCCGAACAGGCCAAGGTGGCGGCTGAACCTCTTTTGATAAAGCTAACGGATCGATATGCCGAAGTTGGTCGAGATCGACTCTCGCCTCAAGCTCTGCAGATTCAAGACGCTATTTTGGACATCTACCCAAACATAGACTCATCAGAAATACGAAAGTTTACTCGTATGATGGATCAAGAGGCGAAGAAGTTTGCAGATTCTAAAAAAGGTAGAACTGTTGCAGACTTCTACGCGGAGAGATTTGGTGGTATCAAGAAGGGACTAGACGACGTTGCCGATGAAGTAAAGCCGAAGGACGTTAAACCGGAGACACAGAAGGATCCCACGATTGATGAGGTTACTCCAAAGGATGTTGCTCCGGAACCACAACCAGCACCACCAGCACGAGACCTTTTGGATGATGTTGAGGCCGGAAATATTTCTAAGTTGCCGAAGGGGCTTCAGGATGCTCTACGTGGAATTGCTAACGACGCGAAGAAAAGAGGCGGGTTTTCAGGACCAATTCAGGGTGTAAAACCTCAGCAGGTTTTGCCTGAGGTTGAAGACGCGTTCGCCGATTTGATGAATGCTGATCGACGCACCCAAGAAGTAAGGCCAGCAATACACGTTTTAAAATCATCCTCGCCGGGTTTGAGTGCCCGTACTTTATATAATCACGTCTCTAAGATGACACGCATGGACGAAGTGTGTGATTTTTTAGCCCGTCATGCGGAGCTTGATTCCACCAGACTGTTGGCTCAAAAAATACTGCCGAACCTACGTCGTGATCCGGGACAGTTTCGTGTCATCAGCGGTAAAGTCGATGACGTCGACCTTAGTGTGCGAGACGCTCATGGATTGTATTTTCCTAACACCCATAGAATATTTATACGTGGCGCACAAAAACCGGCAAGATTGGGCGATGAAATTCCGATCGAGACGGGTCTGACCGAAGAAACTCTTATTCATGAGTTGCTTCATGCAGCGACGGCAGTGTTCATCCAAAAAAACCCGAACGCTAAAGTTGTTCGAGATTTAGATCAACTTATTTCCGAAGTTCGAACTGGTTTGGGTGATTTGATCAAACAGATGACTGATGCGGGGCGAGGCAATCAACTCGGCTCGGTTTCCTTCTACTCCAATAACTTTGACTCCTATGTTGGTTCTGCGGATGAGTTTCTTGTCCGCGCAATGACAGATCCAAAGTTCCAACGACTTTTGAAGCTAATTAAAGTAACGCCTAGATTAAGTATCTGGAATAAGTTTACGCGCGCTGTGGCATCTATTTTTGGTATTCGCAAAGAAGATGAAACAACCGCTCTGTCACAGGCGTTGATTGCCAGTGAAAGAGTTATACAGAAGTCAGTAAAATTTGATCAACGACCTGCGTCAGATGCTGAACCCATCGTTAAGGTTCTTCGCCCTACACAAGGCACACCCGGAGTCGATGTAGGTGAACAAGTGGGCATGATCGATGAGTTTAGTGGCTTACCACTGTATGCAGAAAATGCATTACCCGACAGAATTAAACCGGATGTTTTTATCACATCGCCCAAACTACGAAATCGCCCAGAAAATGGAATCACTCTGCAGACAGACAATCTTAGCGACCTTATTTCTCTGCGTGATTCGTTTACAGAAACATTTTCTGGTGTTCGAATTCCTAGATCAGATTCGGAGCAAGTTGTTCGTGTTTCAAACAGCTTCATTGACGTTGGTTTGAGGGGTAGAGGATTCGGCACCGACCTTTATCTGAGGGCATTGAAGTACGCACAAAATGAGGGAGTCGGTTTTGTAAGTGATGTCAGCCCAACGGGCGAAGCTCTTCGGGTTTATGCGAAATTGCGTTCGATGGGAGTTGGGTTTCGTCGATTACCCGTTCGTCTTGCAGACGGTAGTTTAGGGGAGGCCTCGTACATAGACGCTGTGTCTCTGGCTAAAGTTGATCTGGATGATCTGGCGGTAACTCATGGTCTGCAAAATCGCTCAAGTATGTTTGGTCCATATGATAGTTTCGAAACGATTCCATCGAAGGTCCTGTACTCAAAACTAGCCGACACATCGGATCCTTTGGTTGTTGAATTTTTGGAGAACGGGCAAGCAATCATTCGCGCTATTGGTGAGACTGCGAGTGTTGATGATTTTATTCGTGTTCTTGGTCGAATCTCACGCAGAGATCTTGATGAAAAGGGCATGAATATTGTTACGGATTGGCTCAAAACTAGAGGTATTAATGTCGGTTTTCAGGGTGCAAAGTTTACATCTGCTAACCCTGCTGACATTGAAAGGGCTGAGTCTGAGTTTGCGTCCGCCTTTGCTGCCTACGTTGACTCTGGTAGGGCAACGGACCCCGAACTTGTAAAGCCTTTCAACACAGTTCGTGAGTGGGTTTCAGGTAAATATACTGCTCTTAGGAGTGCTGAAGCCGATGGAGCACCGTTTGAAATCGACGATCGTCTGACACTTCAACTCGACAAGATGATGCGGGTCCCTTCAAAGCGTGTCGGCATGCCGAACATCGTAGGCATGCTCAAAGACGCACTCATCAAACCAGATTTGGGTGGGACATCAGTTGATGTTTTGGAGGAGATTGCTCGAGAAAGTTTCCGCTTGGGTACACCGATCAAAAAGAAAGACCTTCAAGAGCAGTTTACCAAGGCCTTGAAAGCGTACAACGCGGGCCGTAAAGAAGAGGCCGTCATAAGGTTACCGGGCCCCGTATCTATACGTGGGTGGAACGCTAGTTCAAGCACTGGCGCTAAAGAGTTTACCCTCGATGAGCTTGCCGACATACAACAAAGCTTGGAAACTGCAAAGCGTTTGGAGCTTCAGGAGGCCAGAAAGCTTGGTATGCCGACTGCGGCACGAGCAATTGAAGAGAAGAATCCATCAGAGTTGGTCGATCAGTGGGTCACACAGAACCCAGTACAGGGCGCGTTCCGGTTCATGTATTTGGGTGGTGACGCGTTCGCAGATATGAGGCTGCTGCCTCCAGTCGTCCGTGATGCAATCATGGCCGGTACCCGAGCAGTGCAGCAAGCCATCGGTGATGCGATTACTCTGGTTGCAGAAAAAGACATTGCTAAGTTGACCCAACTTTTGACTGGTGCTCCGAATGTTCAGTTTACAAAAGGTGGTCGATCAGCAATCAGTGCTGGCCACGATCACATGGCGGCTGTTTCATTAAACTTAGGGCGGTACTTCGCATCCGTGAATCAAACGAACTTGGGCATTGTACGAAACTTTGTTCAAAGAGTAAGAGTGTTGGACTCCACTGCGAAGGCAGCAGCAGAACTAAGTGCGGAAGAATTGGGCAAGGTATCCGAAATCGTTAATGATCTGATATCTGGAGATAAGGCTTCACGTTTTGTCACTGAGGTTTTCAAAGCGGCTGGATTTACGGGTAGTCGCATCGAGCCAAAGTTCTTTACGGAACCAGCTACAGGCCTTGATCCCGGCGGTCTGCTTGAAATATTGATGTATTACAGCAACGTATCCGGTCGTGTTGATCCTTCGATGACGACTCAAGATGGTCGACAAGTGTTTGCTTTCTTCAACGAATCTATGAAGAACCGTGGTGCTCAGCGTGTGACATCGCAGAACATGTTTACAGGTCTTTACGCAGACATCAACGCAAAGTTTACAGACGACCCCACAGTAGCTAACCGGGTTGCGGTGTTGATTGCTGGGCATGGTCAAGCTCACGCGGCGAAAAAACGTTGGGTCGACCTTGGAGTGGCGGCGGACGAAGATCTGGCAAGATCAATGCGCCAATACATCGTCGGTGAGTCTATCGATCCCGATGATGTCGTTCGAGTCAAAAACGCTTTCGACTCTCTTGGTTACAACCCCAACATGGTCGAGGGATACGCTTTGGACGGCGTAACTATGTTTATACCCAGAGCCGGTAGAGAGCGTTTGAATATGGTTCTCGCTCAAGCTCAGGATCCTTCGCTGCTCAAAACAGACAATATGGATACTATTTCTGCCTTGAATGAAATCTCATCGGCGGGAGAAAGAATCATTACTGGTGCCGGTACAAACAGCACTACGGCACTTAGTTTCGCACTTTTTTACCGATACCTGAAAACACGAATGGTTCGTGGTCACTTTGTTCTTAAGTCTCGATATTTTTGGATGAACACATTTGATCACTTCAATCAAACGGCTCAACGCGCCGGGTTTAGAACTGCCGCGATATCAACGACTCGTATGTTCACGCAGAATGTCCTTTCAAACCCAATAGGTCAGGCGTTTGTTTTTGCGGCAAGAAGAACGGGTAAGGGAGATGCCGCAGAGGCTGCGCGTCGGGTTCTGCAAGAAGGTGGGGACAAAGCTGCCGAGTGGGCGGGTAAACTGACTCGCGGGTCAAAATGGCACATCAAACTCAATCCAATATTGGAGGGTGCGGAAGGCATCGTAATGATTGCCGGAAAGCCCTACAGGAACACAGATATTAGGCAAGCGGCTCTTGAAGCAGGTATTTTTGCCTCATTCGACACCAGTCAGTTGGGTACAAAAATTCAAAATGTCGGGAACCTTTTTCTTCAGACTGAGGCGAAGAAGGGTCGACTGACAAAACTTGGAACAGATATCCTCGACGACGTGAAGGGAGCATCGGAAGACATCGCAGAAGCGTGGGCCGAACGAGAGCGACTCGGATGCATGATTACCCTGATGGAAGCGGGTATCGACCCGAGAACTGCCGCAAAGATAAGCATCGAGGCACTGTACGATTACGCAGGAAGCATGTCGAAAGGTGATCGAAACTTTTTGCTGAACATATTCTTCCCATTCTGGGCCTTCCAGAAAAACGCAAACCGACAAATTTTCGACGCGATGTTCAGTCCCGAAGGCGCTTACAGGCTCGGTGTCATGCGTAGAGCCTATGACAAGGGCAGTGAATACCTTAGTTATCTTACCTATGGTGCAATGGTCGACGAGAACGGTATTGCCGTCGACTCTTTGCCCCCAGAACTACGAAGCACATATTTTGCTTTCAAAAAGCAAATGCAAGACCTGTATGGTGAGAACGGAAAAATTCCAGCACCTATACAAGAGGAAATACGATTGTTTGTCGCGCAGTCCATGATCAAGACAACCGGCGGTAAAGTCATGCAAGGGTCTGTGTACTACGACGATTTTATCGATATTGCTGCGTCGATCAAGGGTGAGGATGGTAAATCTGTGGGCTTAGATCGAAGAGCACTCGCTTCGTACTACATGCCTATTCCTGATAGGTCCGGACTGCAGACCTACTTTAGAGATCGCATTTCATTCCCTCTGCCCTACGCGCCAGAGAAGTTCGGTGAAACGCCTGTAAACTACGCTCCTCCCGAAGATTTTCAGAACACAACTAAAGCTTGGAATGATCTGTATCGACAGAAGAGAGCCGACGCTCCTTACATGGCTTTCTTTATGCCTGAACCCACTTATGTTGCAGCGTTCAATCACTTCTCGTACTTGATGGCAACTAAGATCCTCATGATGCAAAAAATGGAGGACATGGGTGACCGTTGGTTTACGGACGAAGACGATGGTTCCGATGCCATCACACCACTTGCTGCAGTCAACGCGCTGCTGAGCCCCGCTCGTGCGCCGGTCCTTTCCGACGTTCAAGCAAGTTTAGGTACGGGTGGAGCGACGATTCCGAAAAGAATTGCCCAAGACCTTGTTCATTTTTTCGACTATCACCTGATTGATTTGCTTGAGTTAGATGAGTCCGAAGATATTTTTGATATTCAACTGCAACAACAACGGGATGAGGCCGAGGGTCGAGAGCCTCGGGATCTGCCGATAAAACCTATTGATGCAGCTATTGTGCCGACAAAACGATACTACATGATGCCCGGCGTAGCACAAATGTTGTTTATCAATAGTCCGCTTGGAGAGTTGAACGACATCCTCCTGAAGGCAGAAAAGACTCCGATGGAAAAAGCATCCGGCATAAGAGGTGACGTTCAAAAGTGGTTGAGAGTGTTCACGGGTCTGGATCAAAGAGAAATTATCAGAGACAGGACGGTGATGTCAGAAAAGTTCCGGGCCGAAGATCAAACGTCTGACGTCACAAAGGAAAGGGCCAGAGAAAAAACTCAACTAGATTGATACTTAGTGTCATAAGGTCGTTTATCTCTTATACATTTTTAGTGTTACAATGGTGCCACCGCTGCACCGGGAGTCATCGATGGGCATCAAACAATTCACTCACTTCGGATATTCGTACAAACACAACGCGAGTTTGACCGATTCATATTCAGTCTTCGAGCTTACGGTAGACGCAACCAACTCTCCAAATTCAGCAGCGGTTCCCTCAAGCTGTCATCTTGATTCGATCGAGTTTGAGTTGTCATCTACCGACGCCACAGAAAAAGTGACGATGTTTTTGGCTCGAGACTCAGCGGGCGTGGTTCCGATTACAACCGATCAGCTTTCAACAGCAGAGCAGGTACCTACAATTATTACCGGTTCTGCTGGCGGATGTAGCTTTACAATTGGTAAGGATTTTCACTTCGACTCAAGCGTTACAAACGCAACAATTGGATCTATTTATGTGGCGGCTAAGCTCCCTTCGGGCAAGAGCAGCACCGCAAAAATTAGATTGAACTGGAGAGGATAATGGGAAGTAGCTCACTTGTCGGAAATCTATTTGACGGATCTGTAAAAGCTGATGCCGATGGCAATGTCAGCATTTCTGGGGATCTGGTCGTAAGCGGTTCGACAACAACAGTATCGACATCGAATACTACATTAGCAGATCAACTGATCGAGTTAGGTTCGGGTCGAACTGGGTCGGCCTCCGGCGACGCCGGAATCATCATTGAGCGCGGCAGCGACACCAACGTTTTTCTCGGATTCGACGAGAGTGAGGACAAGGTCACGTTTGCCACCACCTCCGCCACGGGTGCTTCTACTGGTGACCTCACACTTACTGACGCTGCCCTCAAGACGGGTGCAATCACAGCTTCTGGCGACATCTCCACAACCGGAGAGGTGAAGACCGCCAAGGTTTCATTCACCGATGGCGACGACGCAATCACAATCGCCGACGGTGGCGGCATCACAGCCAACACCAGTCTGACGCTCGCGAGCGGTGCCACAGTCACTGCAATCAATGACGAAGACAACATGACCAGCAACAGTGCGACCGCACTGGCGACTCAGCAGAGCATCAAGGCGTACGTTGACGCTCAAGCAGGTGGCGGTGGTACCATGGATAACTGGGTGCTGGAGGACGACGACGGCACCGAAGTCACAGTATCCAACGGCAAGGAAGTCAAGTTCATCGGATCTGGTCTGACAACCAACTTTACAGATACCGACAACGGAACCGACGCTGACCCATTTGACCTCACGTTCACCGTGGATGCCGCACAAACTGGCATCAACTCTATTCTCAACACAAGTTTGGTCGTAGGACGAGACGCAGACAATCAGATTAAATTCAGCACTGACAACGAGATCATTTTCCGAGTATCTGGCGGTGATGGCGTCACAATGAAGGCCAGCGGTGAAATCGAGGCTACGTCACTGGATATTAGTGGTGACGCGGACATCGACGGCACGCTTGAAGCAGACGCCATCACGGTGGGCGGCACGGCTCTTGATGAGTTTATTCAAGACACTGTCGGTGCCATGGTTTCATCGAACACTGAGACTGGCATTGCAGTTACCTACGAGGACGGTGACGGAACACTCGACTTTGTTTTATCAGCACCAACTTCTCTTGGAACCATCACCCAAGACACCGTGACGTTTACGTCGACGAACGCAAACGACCCTCAAGTCTTTATCAAGAACACGACTAACGATGCCAGTGGCCCTGTTCTGGTGCTTGAAAACGATCGAGGCTCCAACAACGGAGCAGACAATGACATTTGCGGAATCATCGAGTTCAAGGGAACTGATGACGCTTCGGAACAGACTACTTTTGCGCTGGTGTCTGCCACCGTAAAGGATGCAAGCAACGGCGCTGAAGGTGGAGAGTTTGGTGTTGAAGTCGCAACTCACGATGGCGAGATGCAGTTTGGCTTGAAGATCACCGATGGTGATGCTGAGGATGAACTGGATGTTGAGATCGGTAGCGGTATTAACTCCGTCACTACAGCCGCAGGATACGTCAAGGGCGCCAATGGTGTATTGATTCCAGAGGGGAAATCGCTGCATATCGAAACGCCAATGCTTGCTACAGCAGATCACACTGCGACCGGCATTACAACTCTCCTGACTGCCAGCGAAAACATCGCCCAAGGAAACTTGGTTTATGTATCTGGTAACGGGACGATTGGGATTGCCGACGCGGATGCAGTAGCTAAAATGCCTGCCATTGGAATCGCAGTTGCGGCTATCAATCAAAATCAGCCGGGGGCTGTGCTTCTGCAAGGAATGTTCCGCGATGACACGTTCAACTTTACCGCGGGCAACAGATTGTTTGCGAGCACCACTGACGGCGGGATCACAGCGACTGTACCTAGCGGTAGCAATGATGTGGCTCAAGCTGTTGGAGTTGCACTGAGCGACGACGTTATTTACTTCAAGCCCGACATGACACTGGTGGAAATCAGTTAATGGGTGACTACTCACAAGTGCACGATGTTGGTGTTGCTAACATTGCACAAATCAACGACGTTCCCGTAGCTAACTGCGGTCAAGTAAACGACTGCACAAAGGCGGCAGCGGCATCAGGGGCCACTCGTTGGGTTGTTGGTATGTCCACATTCCGGGTTGGGTATGCAGCAAACAGCGACCGTACATCATGGACTTTTTATGACATGGTTGCAGGTACAGGACACCCGGATGCGATTGATTTAGGATTCGGAAAAGACTCAAGCGGCAATGGTATTTATGTCATGTCGCGCGACTCATCTAGCAAAGAACTATTTGTTAGCGGCACAGACGTAACAAACGTCGCAGACTGGAGTACAGTAAACCTAAGTCCCAACAGTGACATTACCACTGTGCGATGGCGCGCCGCATCAAGTGGCGCCACTGCTGGCGTTTGGATCGCGGTAGGCGTGCAAAGTAATAAGAAAATTTATCGTTCAACTGACGGAGCATCGAGCTGGACAGCTATTAATCTTAGCGGGCTCACAGGCCACAACACCGATAAAATAAAAGGGATTGATGGTGATGGCGCAGGTAAGTGGATGTTTGGCCAAGAAGACAGGATTTATTACAGCACGGACGATGGAGCTAACTGGGCGGTTTCGACGCCTTTCTCCGGCGACACAGGTGAAAACGCTGTTCATGACATAACTGGGATTAAGTACACAAATTCATCTTGGGTTATTACATACGAAGTTGTGTTGTCAGGTGTCTTCCAAGCCAAGACTTACATTCGATCTTGCGCCGAGACAGACATCACAGATTGGAGTGATGGGGTCGATACTGGCGCACCAAACCATAGCAGTGGAAATGTCGCTAGTCGAACATCAATTGCATCCAGCAACGGTCGAATTGCTATTGTGCCTCATAAATCACCAACAGTTGCAAGGGCAGATATTAACGGGAAAACAATCAGTAATGTCGCGGCAATCAACAAAGCAAGCGACACAGGATCTACTGATCGGTTCCGAGATATTGAGTGCGATGGATCAACATGGATGATTGTCACACTTAACGGTGATGTATACGAATCAACGGACAATGCAGAGTCGTGGTCTAAAACTCTTGACGACATGGGGTCAACAAACGCTACAGGTGGTGTAACTGGTGATGACTCGATCGCAGTAACTTGCGATGTGTTCGGTCCACTTTAATGGGTGACATCAACCAAATAAGCGACGTAGCTCCTGCAAGCATCTCGCAGATCAACGACGTGCCATACGCAAACTGTGCGGAGGTCAACGACTGCACGTCGCCATCACTCGGAGCTACCCGGTGGGTCATCGGTGCCGATGATGGACTCATTGCACACGCCGCCAACAGTGACCGAACTTCGTGGACCACATACGACAGCATCGCCACTTCAGACACAAACGACAATGACTATGATATTGCGTTTGGAAAAAATAACAGCGGCGCAGGCATTTTCGTCTGCACACGAGACGGTTCAGTCCGTGAGCTTCAGGTTTCAGGCACAGATGTGACCTCTACCGCCTCTTGGACCGACGTTTCAACGAACGCGGCAGCCGAGGGTGGATCAGCAAACAAGAAGCTCATCATGTCGGTTCGATGGGGTGCTCGATCCGACGGGACTGCCGCAGGAACTTGGATGGCTGTGGGTCACCAAGGAGACCAAGACATTTATCGATCTACGGATGGGGGCGCGAACTGGAGCGCGATTGACTTGTCTGGTTTGACGGGTCACGACAGTCAGGTTTTCATCAACGGTATTGCCAGCGACGGTCAGGGGAAATGGGCCTTCGCTCAAGGAAATCGGTTTTACTACAGTACGAACGATGGGGCATCATTTGCTGTTTCTACACCTTTCGATAGCGGAGGTGGCAAAGGCGTTCCGGGTCGAATCCATGCAATCATTTTTACCAACAACTCGTGGGTAATCATGTACAGCACTAGCTCCCAAGTTCATGTCCGCTCATGCGCGGCATCGGACATTACTGACTGGGGCACCGAGGTTCGGCTGAACAACCTACTGCACATGTCGTCCAATAAACAAAAGGGACAAATGGCGGCTGACGCTTCAGGTCGTGTGGTTGCAACAACGAATAGACTCGAAGCTGATCTGTACTACTTTGACGTGAATGGCAAGGTCATCAGCAACAGCAACCTTGTGACTTTGAGTATGTCTGGCGATAATATTCAAGATGTTGCAACCGATGGCTCAACATGGTTGCTCGCTTGCGCCGATGGTGATGTCTGGGAGTCCACAAACGCCGGTGCATCGTGGAGTCAGATCGCTAATAATCAAGGTGCGGACAGTGCTGATGACTTTACATCTGTTACGTGTGACGTAGTTTTACCCCTATAATGGATTGAATCTAAGAGGAGCTATCCGTGAGCAGTAATCTAAAAATAGCGAGTTTTGACTCAGCAACGCTTTCGTACAAAATTATTTCTGACTCTAGTATTGGCGCGGCTCCTATAGTCGATGTGACATCAGGTAGCGGTAAGATTTACGATATCAATGTAGATACGTCATCTGGCATCAACAACGATTACTTTTTGAAGCTTTGGTTGACAACAGCGTCCGTTAGCATCGGAACTACACCGCCTGACGTAATCATAAAAATTCCTCAGGACAAAGTCATTCGAACCAACTATCCGGGTGGTTTGCCTTACACATCGCTAAGTGCTGCGTTGGTTTCTGGTGCGGAGGATAGTAATACTACGCATACTACAAGCGGTAATAGTGGTACGGTCAACCTCACAATCGTCACGTCATAGGAGTTATCAATGAGCGTTAGAGTAACCAATGTACCTCAAAGATTAGCCGAAACACTTGTTATTGATTCGTCTGCGGACGCGACGACGGGTAATGCCTCTGGCGCGGCGGGCACAGGAGAAAACATTTTCTCTGGTACAAGCGGAGCGACCAAATTTTACGCGTGGAAAATTGATGGTACTCAGGCAACAACAGCGTTTTATGTGAAAGTCCAAGAGGCTACTACATACACGCAGAGCACTAACTCCCATCCAAGCTATCGATTTTATTGTCCCGCTGGTCAGATCGTTCACTATCTTTTCCCCGAAGGTCAGACGTTTAGTACCGGGATTAGTTTTATTGCCACGACAACAGCAGCAACATCTGCAGCCAGCCAAACTGCTCCTACAGGGACAGTGTCAGTTACAGTTCTCGGTGGAACCTGATCATGGCGGCGTCACTTTCACTGACAAAGTTTCATGACTCGGTCGACTACAAACTCGTGCAATGCACTGAGATTGAAGACGCTACCGTTTTTGTGAATGTGACTGGTGCTCCGGGAACCCTTCATTCAGCTTCCATTGATTCGAGCAAGTCCAGTAGCAATCTTTCGTTGCATATTCTGGACGGTAAAGACACGAGCAACAGCGAGTTTATTATTCGAGGAACTGGTCTTGCTGTAAGGTCCGTTCAGATTCCTACTGGATTTACTTTCGACATGTTGAACTTTCGGGTATCTGCGAATAGCGCGGAAAATGATACTACTGATTTCAGTGGGACCGTTAACGTAACTTTGGTTTGTAGTTGAGGTTCGAATGGCAGTTACCGCTACTACTAATATTACGGCTCTCGGAGGAATGCTGATAACGGACTTCGAGGCCAACTCGTCCGTTGAGCAGCACATGACTGCGAATACTTCGGGTTTACTGTTCCTCATCGAAATCGACAATACGGCTAATGCTTCGACGTCAGCATATGTGCGCATCAAAGATGCTCAATCTGCGGGAGCAGAAGGAACTTTGGTTCCAACGTTTATGTTTTACGCCGCTCCTGCCTCTAAGGCGTCATATGTTTTACCTGAAGGTCAACTGTATTCCACGGGACTAACGATGTGGTGTACTACAAGTAACGCTCCGGCTGACACAACCTCTCCACAGTCAGCCGTGATAGTGAAACTTATCGCAACATAGGACATAGGATGTTTAAGATGGAACCTGTTTCGTGGACGGTGATTGCTGTTGTAGCCTCTCTTGGTGTAGGTTTTGGTGCAGGTTGGGGTCTCAAGCCTGATGCGAGTGTGAAGGCCATAGAGGCTCAAACAGAGGCCATCGAGCAACTTAATAATGGTAATCAGGCTCTGGTTGACAAGGTACAAAAGGTTGCATTGACGGAGGCCGAAAAAGAGGCTTCGATCGCCGACAAGTTGACCGACATCCCACCGCCCTGCATCAAGGAGATTGGAGGAAATCCAATGTCAATGCAATGCATGTGGGCATTGTGTATCCGAACAGGTGAAACAGATCGGCAACGATGTGAGCCCGCTAAGTTGACGGACCAACTGCTCAGTACTTATAGTTGTTCTGATACCCCTGACTAGCGGAGTCGTCATGGACCTCAAAGACTTTGTTGTACCAGCAGTAACAGTTGTTTTTGCTGCCGGTGTTTCTTTCGCTTCGTTTGAATCGTCCGCTCAAGAGGTGGAAGATATCGACGAGCGTCTCACCGTTCTCGAGTCTAACTTGGGCAAGCAAGAGGTGGTTGATGTCAAGATCGAGGGTATTGAAAAACGCCTTGATAAGATGGAAGATATTGTTCAGAAAATGCTGGATATTCAACAGAAACAGGCCGTTAATATCGCGCAAATCTGCCAAGCAACAAACGCAAACTGCAGTAGTGGTAACTAATATGAGACCAGAAATTTTGGACCACTCCGCCTCTCTCGGACACACAGTATTCGAAAGTGGGCAGTATAACCTCAACATTATTGGTATTCGGAATGCTGATCATCAAGCAAATCGTTTCGATGACACTATTCATTGCGTGTACAAAGACGAGAGTGGTGATTGGATCCACAAGTCATGGCCTTGTACAACGGAGCCGGGAAAGTATTGGCTTGAGAACCCCACCAATGTGAATGGCACCGCAGTATTGGTTCCCGGACAGTACCGAAGCGTGTGGAAGATTGATAAGCATCAAGGCAAGTATTATGCCCTGTGTCAGCGCAATGGAACCGTGAAGGTGTATCGTGACGACAATCGGGATGAAATTATCGACTGTGACCCTGATTCAATCACTGAAGGCTTTTACGGCATTAACATTCACAAGGCCGGTACTCAATCGACTCAAATCGATAGATGGTCTGCAGGGTGCCAAGTGTTCGCGAATGAATCAGATTTCGACGAGTTCATGGTTATTTGTGGCAAAGCTCGTGAGAACTGGGGCAATGCCTTTTCATACACTTTGATTCTCGAACATGAGAAAGGTTCTGACTGATGGAAGCGTTGGTCGACTCACTATTAGCAGACGGCCATTTAGGAGTTTTTGCCGCGTTTCTGCTGTATCAATTTGTAATGATGCAGCGCCGTTTGGATAAACTAGTAAGCGGATTTCAAGAGCAAGTAGAGCAGATGAGGTCGGAGTATGATGAGCGATCAGAAAAGATGCGTGACAGATACGACAACGTCATCAAAGAATATCGTGACCGAGAAGATACTCAGTCCAAAGATTTTTTAATTACGCGTACCAAAGTTCATAATGATATTGTCGCTAAGCTCGATCGAATACTGGATCGTGACAAGTAGGTCATTATGGAATGTGTAGTAGAAGAAGGGTCTGACTGTAAGCTTGATGTTGGATCACCAATTCGGATTTACGACAAGAAGCCTGTGCAAGAGGAGACAAAGCCCATGGCAAACGAAACGAAACAAGAAGCACCTCAGCCTGTCCCTGCACCAGCTAAGGCCCCTGACCCTGTTGCTGAGCCAGAACCAGAGGCTGTTGAGGCTGTGACTTCTCCGGCTGTTCCAGATCTTGTGGAGTCCGTGGGTGTAGCTCAAGACATCACAGCGGCTGCTGACGCAGCCAAGTCACTCGGAGGGGACTATGCCCCGATGGTGGCGATTGCTTTGGCTGGCATGGCTGTTGCGGGCGGTTCGAAGGCATGGAGCTACTATCGTGATCGCGCTGAGCAGAAGCACGAACAAGAGATGCAGAAGCTCAAGATCGAAGCGCAGTCACAAGGTATGGACGGTCAACAGCCTCCACCTTGCCAAGCAGCAAATCAAAAGCTGCAGGCTGAGTTGGACGAGATCAAGTCGAAGCTTAGTGCAGTGCAGAAAAAGACATCGATGATCTCGGCTGATTTTGATGGCGAAGATGTCGAGCGTCAGATCAAGCGTATGAAGAAGCGCATCGATGAGTTGTTTGAGATCACAGACCAGAAATGATTGTAGCTGCGCTAGTATTCTTTGGGACTCTGGTGATACTCCCTGCGGGTATCAGCTTCGCTGTGGAGCGAGAGGGTAAGCAGAGGGCGCCCAAGCCAACACCCGTGGCAGTTGTGCCGGAACCAGAGCCCGAACCAATTCCTAAACCCGAGGTAGTGGTTGAGCCTGAACCAGAACTCGTACCGACTACTGTTGTGACCATCGCACCGAAGTGTGACGACGAAGAATCCATCGTCCGGCTCCGCGCAGCCACATTTGACTTCTTGTCCCAAACGCCGGATCTTCCTCCGAACATTTCGTTTGATGTGATCGACTGCACTGAAGAGGGTATGGTTGATATCGAAATTATCGAGATACCGAAGTGATGCTGTCATACTTCTGGTATGTCGTGATAAAAAAGGTCGGCAGCCCGGTCTAATAATTTTTCTGTAGCTTCGATTTCATCCTCAGATATGCCTGCTGCAAGCATCACGTTGCCGGAGTATAGACCGTATCCGCCCTCAATCTTGAGTATCGATAGACCCTCGAAACCAAGATCAGTCAGGGCAACGAGTAGCTGCTCTATGTTTTCAGACACCACCATCAAGGAGTCTATTAGTTCTGCCGTATCCATGCTCAGAACCATATCATCTTCTTGACCATCGTCCCGGACCACTTCTGGCATCGATGCGGGCACGTTCACCTAGATCTACAAGATGAGCTACCCAACTTTCATATCGAACAGGTTCGTTCTCACCTTTTTTGGGTGAAGAAGAAAATGCTTCGGCTAAGCCTTTGACGTGTCTCATAGTAGGTAATCTTGCACCTGATTCAATCCGACTCACTTCTGACTGACTCAATCCTGCAGATCGGGCAAGATCAGCAAGAGTCCATTGTCTCGACTCTCGCGATTGACGCATAAATCTTGAAAAGGCACTATCAGGCATATCAACTCCAGATGAACCACTACGGTAGCCCATGTGTACTCATACGTCAACTTTAGGCCTTGACACCCTGTCACGATTAACATAAGCTCGTCCCATGATTCAACAGCCTCACATAAGCTACATGATAGCCAACCCCGATAATCCTGATTTTTTGGAGCGCATCGAATCGTTGGTTCCGGGGTCACTTGTCTACGGTCGGGCATCAGGTGCTTACCGGCGAAGCAGGCTAAAAAACTGTGATCCGGATACTAAAAATAACTTGTCTATCTGTGAGATTTACGCACCTATCCACTGTGCTTGGCTGGTAGAAAGAATCTTGTGTCACAACAAGTTGAGTTTCTCTTCGATCGCTACATCGTATTCGGACAGGGTGATCACGGCTTGGTCAAACGAACCGATGAGGCGAGACTCTTTGGAGCGTCAAGGCAGATCGAGTTGCCGCAGATCTGTAGTTCGAGGTGAGCTTCGTCGAGACGTGCTAGACATCGCGACACCATATCAGTTTATGGGTGTTGAATGGTGTCGAACAAGACCTTGGGCAATGAACGTTTGGTCTTGCGGCTCGGGTAAAACACTGGGCGCTATCATGTCGGCTCTCTGTAGGAGCGAGTCAAAGGAGTCCGTTCTTGTCGTGTGCCCTGCAAAAGCCCGCCATGTTTGGTGGAGTCAGGTACAGGAGTATACTCACATCAAACCATTTAGAGTGAAACCTGCGTCGGAGAAAAGGAAGTCAGATCAGTCGTTCGACGAATACATGCGAGAGTGCAACATATTGAACGCCTACAACAAGGTGCCGTTTGTAATTGTTGGTGCTGAGTCTTTGCCTGACAACATGGATTTGATTCGAAAATTAGAACCTAAGATTCTTATTCTAGATGAGATACATACTCATGGTAGTCGGAAGAGATGGACTGCAATTCATCAAGCCGATGGGTCTGTGTCCTTCAAACGAAAGAAGACTGCGGCAAGCAACAGAGCGAATTCAAAGGTAGACCGGGAGAATCGCGCGGTTGCTGCAATGGATCTTAGTCGGATGAAGAGTTTGAATCTTCGTATAGGTTTGACAGCTACTCCATTGGATGACGGTCGTCCAAGAAGATTGTGGTCGCAGCTTGATCTGTTGTCACCGGGTGGATTTTCTCACAGCTACTCTAATTTTGCGCATCGATACTGTTCTGCGAGACCGGGTCAGTTTGGTGGTTTAGACGATACCGGCAGTAGCAACCTCGAAGAGTTGAAAGCTCGATGCTCCTTTTTTGTCCATGAGGTACCGTACTCGGAATCTCATGCATCACTACCTGATACTCGAGTTCAGGTCATGTATTTGAGTTCTTCGGAACTGAATCGTGCGGAGAGGTGGAGTGAAGATCAAACGTTTGGTCAAGCAACAAAGGATTTTGTACGAGAAGCAAAAACAAATCCTCTTGCCCGTGAGCGGGTTGTAGAGGCCCGTCTTTCAGAAGCGTGCAGTCGGAAACGTAAGTACGTGGTGGGTGAAGCCATCGAAGGTCTGAAGGGAGGGGGTAAGGTCGTCATCTTTACCGCTCGGAGGCGCGAGACAGAGCTTTGGGAGTATGATCTGCGTCGTGCTTTGAAGAAGGGTGATGAGGCCTTAGGCGAGGTCCCAGTTTGGATGGCACACGGGGGTGTGTCTGAGACTGAGAGAGATCAGATGATCGATGCCTTTAGGGAAGCCGATGGTCCATGTTGTCTAATCGCAACTGGCCAAAGTGTCGGTACAGGTGTCGACGGCATGCAGACTGCGGATCTCGCCATTTTTGCCATGCTTCCGTGGAAGCCCGGAGATTTTGTGCAATGGAAGGGTCGGTTTGATCGACTTGGGGGAAGCCCAACCTTGCTCAAAGTAGTCGTCGCGCAGGGCACCTATGACGAAAGAGTCGTAGAGATACTTGTTGAGAAGTTTGGTCCTATCGAATCATTTTTAAAGGCCGATGAACTCGATGGTCTGGGGCAGAAGCTTCTGGGAATGGAGAACGAAGAGGCACTTGTGAGCAGCATCATCAGCAAACTGGAGGTTGTGTAATGGACTTGAGCGATGAACGATTGCATCGAAGGCGGGTACCGTGGAAAGCTTTGACGAGAGAGGGGTACGAGCCGCGAAAGGTGATGCTCGAAGCCCAGAAACTCGGAATGTGGAAGCTTGCGACAAGCGCCAAACAAAGAATCGACAATGAGAAACGAGTTGTCAATAAATGAATAAGATACTGATCGACGCGGGGAGAAGTAGTCGCGGGTGGTCACGGATAGGATCATTCTTCCGTTGCCCCCAACTTTTTGCCTATCAAAACAGACTGAATATGAGTTTGATTCCTGCGAGCGCATTGACGCGTGGGAGTATGGGTCATGTGATCCAAGCGCATCAGCATGCAATCTGGGGCGCTCGGACTGCATCTGGTGTTTGGGTGGACGAAACATGGTACGACGACCCCACTGTTTTTCTCGATCCTGAAGATGCCGTACACCTTTGGTGCGATACCAACGGTGGGCATGAGCATCTTGATCGAATGGTCGAAACGTTTCATCAATATATGAGTCAGTACCCCGAGTGTCCCGGCGATGTGATTGCTGTAGAATATCCAATTACTGCAGTGTTGGGAACAAAGGATAATGAATGGGGATTGTGGGTTGTTCACAAAGATGATCAACATTTCGATCGTCGGGTGGCATATGTAAAAGCATTCGATGGCGGGAAGATCATACCTGCCCCCCTGAACTGTCCGGGTCACCCAGACTGCGGATCAGCTATCGTTTTGACTAGACGTCTCGATATGGTCATCAAAGACAGCTCTGGTCGGATATTTATATGGGATCACAAGCATCAGGCGAGGGTCGCTGTGAACGGAAGTGTTGATGGCTACGCCGCAGATGGTGGCTTTGCTGCCTTTAGAATCATGGGTAAACAACTTTACGGTAATGATTTCGGAGGGATTGCTCTCAACCTTATTCAAACCCAGCAGCCATGGAAGGTAGCAAGACCTCTTGTTCCTTCGACACCTCACAGAGATAAGCATTTTGCCGACATGCTATGGAGAGCAGAGCATCAACTGGCGAGGCTCGATTTGGAGCTACCTGAGTTCTGGAACTGGCCAAAAGTACAGCACGAGACTGCATGCGTCGGTAGATACGGTGCATGTGCCGGAATCAAAATGTGTTTCCATGGCGAAGCGGCCACAATCTGACCGAAAGTAATCGCCGAGACTTGATACTATTCAAACCCCAAAGCAACCAATATTGGAGAAACCATGACCAGTGCAGAACTGCCTACCGTAATGATTACGGTTTACGGCAAACCAAAACAAAAGAAAACCAGTGACGCATTAGCGGCATTTCCTACCGCTCTTTTTTGTGGAGTTCCATCTGCAATTACACTTGTCGCACAGAATGAGTTGGGATTTACGCCTACGGTTCATCCGGATTCACCCAAGAACTTAAATGAGCTTGTGGGAATGTTGAGAATGATGGCCACTGATGGATCAGCAAAACCTTACGGTGCTGTTGTTGTAGATGATCTGAGTCATCTTTGTCAGAGGTCGATGCTTGAGTGGACCGAATCGGCACCTTCAGGTCGTAGCGGGAAAAAAGATCGGTTCTATCCATATCAGCAGTTGAATCAAATGCTGCTTGAGATTGCTCACATTTCGAGGCACTTGGGCGTTCACTTACTCATGAACTTCCATGAACGGACTCCCGGCACAAATGCTGAAGGTCGTTTTTGTCCGGGCGGCCCAGATGTGCCATCGCGTAATCAGATCGAAACACTGCCATCATGGTGTGACATAAACGTTCGGGCGATGGTTGATCCAAATTACCCGGATCCTTGGTTCCCCAGTATTTATTATTGCGACCCGACAGACCCCGATTGGGTGACTGGAGACAGAACTGGAGTATGCACTAAGAAGACTCCCGGTAACATTCGAGAGATTTTGCGGGCAAGCGAGAGCAACTATCACCTTGCTCGGTTGCCGGGTCTTGAATGGCAGGATGAGGTTGCTCAATCCGTAGCAGACGATATGGTAGGTGGTGCCGCAGTTCAGGATGCAATCCAGTCTGCGGTGTCAGGTCGGACTGACAACCCTCTACACCTCAGATGGGCGTGCCAAGATGGCATCGCTCGTGGTGTCTTGTTGCAGCAGGCGAAAACGTCACTGTTTGATTTCGAGATCAAAGAAACCAAGACAGCAAACTCTCCGTCTATGCCACCTCCACCACCTAACAAATAGTTTCAACCCCCCGGTCATAAGACCACAACCCAAAAAAGGAGCCATTCATGGGCATCAAAATTTCTGGTAACGCATTTCAAGGTATTAGTTCGTTGGGATCTGCCGTCCCTAACGCGGGCTTTTATCCTGTCTCAATCGTACGTATTGAGACTGGAGCAAACGACAAACCCGGAACTCGGAGGTTTCACGTCCAGTTCGATAATGGGTTCAAGATGTTTACGTTTGTGAGCCTGCCATACGACAACAGCGGCAACCTACTGCCGGGCCTCAGTGACAAGCAGGTACGTGGTCGAATGGCCGCTCTTCGAACTATTCTCGAGTCTCTTGGTTACACAAAAGAAAATATCGAGACTGCAGATGAGATCAATGATGCATGGTTCTTGGGAACTATGAACAATGGTCGAGTAGCATACGTTGAGTTTGAGCCGGGTCAGAAAGGAGTTGCAGGGTCATACAACGAGATCAAACGATTCCTTACTAAAGAACAATTCGAAGCTTTGAGTGAAGTAAGCAACGAAAAACCTGTAGAGACCGTGGATCAGAAACAAGCCGCGCCCGAACCGACAACTAATGGTGCCCCAGTACCTCCGTCTGGAGTGTCTTTGCCGCCGCCTGTTAGTGCTGCCCAGAACATCGTGGGCTGATTAGTGGCATCCTTCAACCCCAAAGAATGTGGCGCGCGGTGTGACGTCTGTCCGTTGGGGCCAGAAGGACCACTTCATAAAGATGAGTGGCGGCCTGTGGGTGGTGAGTTCCATCGACAGGCTGCCATCATCGCTGTAGCTGAATCCCCCGGAGCAGATGAGGTTCAGCACGGGAGACCTTTAGTTGGTCGAGCAGGTACAGAGTGGGCGAACGCTCTGGTGCAGGCTGGAAAAGGTAGAGTGGACGTCGACTTGGATCACGTCATCTCATGCAAGCCGCCGGGACAAGACTCTGGGTCGTGGCGTCGTATGGAAAAGGCACTCGACAGACTCAACAGAAGACGACTGAAGAATGGTGATGATCCTCTGCCTCACCCAGTCGAATGTTGTCGGCCTCGCCTTATGAGTGTGGTCGAGAAGTATGAAAACATTATTACCTTAGGTAAAACTGCAACGTCAGTATTGACGGGTCAATCAAGCAGCATCCAAAGTTTGCGAGGTGGCCCGATGCAGATTGACGACGACTTTGATTGGGTGTCCGATCGTGGGACGAGAAAAATTATGCCCATGCTGCACCCGTCGTTTATTTTAAGGTCACCGAGTTGGAGGCATGTATTGCACTCTGACGTGGCCAAAGCATTTAGGTGGTTCGACAATTGTTTGCGCTGGACATCGCCAGATAGTCTGATCAACCCATCGCCTGATGAACTTGCTGACTGGTTGTCCCAAAGCGCGCCGTTCTGGGCTTACGACGTTGAGACAGACGGGATCGAACCCTTAGAGTGCAATCTGCGAACAATCGCGATTGCTATCCCTGACATGGATGAAACGGGTAAAGCTGCTCGGTCAAACGTGTATCAAAATGCGAAGGCCGTAGGTGTCGGTCTGCTGTCGGTTGATGGTCGCACACGAATCTACAACCCTGAAGATGAGAGAAAGATTTTGGATCTTCTCCGTCAGGCATTTACAGACGGACGAGTATGGGTTGGTCACAACGCAGGATACTACGACAGGATGGTGGTCGAGACTCAACTCGGAGTCACACCCTACCCGCTTGTGGACACTCTTTTTCATGCACGTTTTAGGGCCCCAGATCTGCCGAAAGGGTTGAAGACAATTGGTTCAATACTGACCGATGTCGAGCGTTGGGAAACAACAGAAAAGGGAACACACATATCGACCGGTAGTCAGGATGACGATGAGCTACTGCGATACAACATCGTTGATTCTACAGTCAACGCACGGATCGTTGTGCCCTTGATGGACGCTTCTGCTGCTGCTGGAGCATTCGAAAGCATATCACCAGACATCAAACCTTCTGGTTGGTCAATCGCTCGACCGTGGAATCTAAATGAAATCGACCATGCCACACAAGAGATGTGTGTTGGAATGCACAAGTCGGGTGTTTGGGTCGATCAAAAGCTTCGTTCATTGTTGGAAGCGGAGTATGATGTATCAGTACGAAAACGCTACAAGAACCTGCAGTCACTGGCTCAGTGCGTTGGGTTGTCTAAATTGGACTCAGACTCGGTGAACGAGTTGAACCCCGGTAGCGCCGATCAAATTCGTAATCTGCTCTATGAGCGTTGGGGCTTGGGTATACCTGCATCAATGGATGCGCGGGAGTTCTACACCGAGACGGGCGCTCCGGGTACTGGTGACGCGGTGCTGAGGGCGCATCTTGCCTCAGGTCGATTGACGGAAGATCAAGAATCATTTGTTCGTGAGTTGAGACTGTATCGGAGGGAGAAAAACAAAATCTTGGGAACCGTTTTGATTCCACTGCGCAGACGCGATCAAGACTCTAAAAAAGGATTGGTCCATGAAGATGGTCGTGTCCGATCAACATGGAATGCTCACGTAACAAGTGTGGGCCGACTGAGTAGTAGCGGACCAAACTTACAGAATATCGGTAACCGAAAAGGTCAGGGAAGACTGAAAAAGATTTTTGCCGCTCCTCCCGGACGAATACTTGTTGGAGCCGATCTCGATCAAGCGCACCTGAGAATCACGGCTTGTTATTGGCAAATACCCCGTTTGCTTGAATGCTTTGCAACTGGAAAGGATCCCCACAATCTTCTTGCTTACGACGTTTTTGGTAAAGACTTTAAGAATGCAAGCGGATGGGGTCCGGATGGTTTCAGCTTGAACCGCAAGCCTACAGGCGGTGAAGCAAAAGCTATGCGCGATGTAATGAAGACCTTTCGGTACGCGTCAATCTATTGGGCAGACCCTACGACTGTATGGCAGGTACTGACTAGCACAGAGACAGATGATGGTCGTATGCCATACCTGAAGTTCGAGACGAGGGAAGTAAGGCATTTCCACAACAAGTGGCTCGAGGCAGAGCCTGAGTGGGAGGTGGCGTGGAAGAACATGCTGCAGCTTTATGAGAAGCAGGGCCATATGTTTGAGCCGGTGTTCGGTCGCAGGTCAGGGCCACTGTCAGACGGTAAAAAGAATGAGGTCGTAAACTTCCCAATCCTCGCGGCAGAATCGTCGATTATGAGAATCGCAGAACAAGAGGTAATCTCGGCGTTCCCGTTTGACTACGCGGGTCGTGGAACTGGAATGATCCATCAGTGCCATGATTCTATAGCAGTTGAAATTGAACTGCCATCGGGGCTACCTCAAGACTGGCAGCCGGTATCCGGTGAACCGTTGCCACCACAAATAGAGCATGCACGAAAAACTATCGAATCATGCATGACAGTTTCTCTTCCGGGATGGGAAGTCCCAATGACTGCTGAGGCCGACGTCGGTCGCAGCCTTAAAGATGTTTGAGGTTTGTATGAAATCGCAATGGTTCCTAGCTCACAGTAAAAAAGATGAACCCGAAGAAATTGAACTCTGGTGCAAAGAGATCGGCGAGAATCTTACAGGTGATGGATGGGAGGCGTTTGTCATCTCTGGTCGCGATGACTACGCCAATCGATCCGCCGCAATGGGTGGGTGGAAAGCTTGGTGCCGGGACGTACCTTCTGGTACAGACTATGCTGGTCATCCGATGTACCACGGTGTCATCGTTCCCGCAGATTCATTGATAGAAGAACCGACCGTGGGCAAGGCTACCGCACAAATCATCGAGGGTTTTCTGAGGGAAGGCAAGCATGCATATACATGGTGCCCCGATTCTAAAAAGTTCAAGCAAATATATTCTGTCGAAACACTTCCAAATGATGACTGGGTGGCTTGGGCAAAACTTGTGTTTGAGTCTTGACACTGCGGTACATTCGTGTAAAAAACTTTTAACCCAAAGCAACTAACGGAGAAACCATGAGACCTTACGTCAAACATGTCTACAGTAATTTAAAATCACCAATGCCTGAGGGAGAAGCTTGGCAGGTTGAACTGAGTCAAAGAACACTTTTTGTTGGCTCTAATACGAGTCATAAGAGCAGCGTCATTCAGTCTGTTGAGTTGGCACTTGCAGGTTCAGCAGACGACATCTTTGGTCGTAGTGCCGTGTCCGATGCTGCGCTGTTGCTGACCCTCGCCCCCAAAGATGAGCTTGGTATCACGGCGACGTTGTCCAACTCGAAAACAGCATCCTTCAATGTAAAAAGGGAGGGGACAAAGGTTAAGCGACCAACACATGATGGTCCCGGTGCGGGATCGCTTGTTCATCGCTCTGTCGCTGCCGCTCTTTCGGGGTCGCCCGCATCTGCTCGTAAAGCTTTCCTTGGGTGGTCGGGTGGCAACGTTGATCTCAATCGTGTGCTTCAATATCTTCCTGACAGCATGCACTCAAAGTATAAGGACATCGCACAGTTCAAGGGCAGGGGTAAGACTGCGGTTGAGACTTTGATTGATGTTGCTGCGTATGCAGGACAGAAGCAGCGTGAAGCGGCAAAGGAGGCCAAGGGCGCAGAGATTCTTCTTAACGGAATCAACAATGAGCTTGATGCCCGTCCTGACGATGATGACATGGTTCGCATGAGGTCAGCGGTAGCTCAGGCAAAGATGATTCTAGATCGGTCGGTCAGGGCTGGGAAGCAAGGCATGACGCTTGAGGAGAAGAATAAAAAGATAGACAGCATCAAGTCGATGCTTGAATTTTTGGAGAGTAAAAGATTGAACGCTGTCCATGAACGAGACCAACTTCAAAACTCTCTGCCGTCGAAAGGTGAGAACGTTGATCACGCCATCGCAATTGTTGATGTCGCAGTCAAGCATGGTCTCGACGCCTGCCCTGTTTGTAGTAGTAAAGTTGGATTGGATCACTTGAAGAACTGCCAGTCATTTTATCAACAACAAGCAGATCAATGGCAGCGGCAATCCAAAGGAACAATGGAGTCCATTCAGAACTTCGAAAACAATATCCGTACTTACGAAGCTGATATTGCTATTCATAGAGAGAAACTTCAAGAGACTGAAGCGGTCAAACCAAATCAGAAAGATCCGAACGTAATCCCAGTTGTCGATGCGACGGCAAGACTTGAGGCGGCCATGGATGCCATGACCAAGATGGATCATGCTGTTGCACAATGGGACAGCTTTCAACGGGCAAGAGGTAAGGTGATCCGCATGAAGGAAGATGTGGAGACCTATAAGTCGATGAAGAAAGAATGTGAGTCAGCGATCGGAATGTTGTTGAATGACCAGACAAAGACTTTCTCAAACAAGGTGCAAAAGTATCTGCCCGAAGATTGGAAGTTCAACATTGAGCTTATTGACGGTGATCGGGAAGTCTTTCGTATGGGTATTATGAGGGGCGACAAGCTACACGCCGCACTGTCCGGGGCTGAGTGGACCTCTGTTGTCACTGCTATATCGATGGCTGTTGTCGAAGGTCTGGGAGAGGATCAACCTGCTGTGTTGATTCCTGAGGATAGAGCGTGGGATGGAAAGACACTCGCCTCTGTGATGCGTGGGTTTAGTAACTTCGATGGTCAAGTTGTAATGGCGAGCACTACACGTCCTGTTGGAAAGACACCCAAGGGCTGGACGATTGTTGAAATGGATAAGCTGATTGAGTCTTGGACAACGTCCGAAGTTGACGAGGAGGAGGCCCCAGTTGAGGACGCTCCGACTGTTAGCAAAACAAGTATCAATCATGCCAGCGGTGGGTTTAGGGTAACAACTCGAACAGCGATCATGCTCGAAACATTGGGTTACCGAACAGATGTTATTCAATCGATGTCTCGCGATACTGTCGCAGAGCTTATCAGACAGCAGATTCCGCCAGAGAATGTTTGTGTGACTGAGGACGGAGGCTTTTATATTCGTAAGGGCGGCAACGTCTTGCCCATGCCACCCGCACCAAAAGTATAGCCGACGTGAACTGTGAGCATTGCGGACAAAAAACGAGGGTAGTTGATTCTCGCAACGGTGATTCAACTGCCTCGTTTCGTGGACAAGGACTTATCCGTGAGCATGTGTCTTGGTACACAAGCGATTGGGTATGTCGTCAACGCAAGTGTTTGAGTTGCGGCCGTGTTTCGGTCACTGTTGAGATTTCAATCACTGACCTTAACAACGGCTGGCAACGAAAGACTTAGTGTTCTTCGACTGAGTATTTATTGATTGTACGGAAACTGAAGGATTTATTTGTGCCTTCAATTGTGATTAGCCGTGGAATCATACGGCTTCCGTATCCACCCTTTGGAGCTTCTGTGACCTGCTTGAGAGCCGCATTAAACGATGCGTCACCAACAAAATTGAGTCGAACCTCACCTGCGTTTGTAATCAAATGTAAGGTTCGATGTTTTGGTGGAGGCGGTGGAGGGGCTTCAGCCTTGGGCTTTGGCGCAGCCTTTGGTGCCGATTTCTTCGCGGCAGTTTTCTTTGGCGCAGTTTTTTTCGGGGCTGCCTTTTTCTTGGGTGCAGCCTTTGCCTTCGCTGGTTTTTTTGTCGGGGCCATGATCTCTCCGTTATCGGGTGAGCTTAGTATAACAGGATGTTGTGTCTTGGTGTTTGACACGATGCTTGGTGGCCCGATAGAGTTGTCTCGTCTGGTACTCATTCTTCCCATGAATGGTCCGGCTTTGGGTGGCATCGTCTGAGTCCTTCTCTCAGGCGGTGCTTTCTCGTCTTGATGTTTCGTAAATTATTTGACTTTTAAGGTGGTGAGCATGGAAAGTGATGGCTCAGCGACGGTAGATGAACCTCGCAGTGCAGCAAATGCTGAGCCCAGTGAAGAAACTAACAACAGTCATCGAGACATTTTGTCTCGATTGTTAGCGTCCCTTCAAGCTGGTGGTCGTGAAGAACAACGTGCGGCGTGGGCTGCAATACAAGATCCCGATGTGATGGCGGCTCTTGCCGATGGATGGCGAGCAAATGAAGCAGAGGTCAGTGCTGCGTTCTCAGTGATTGAAACTGTTCCGGGACAGGTGCAGAGAACACGCAACATGAGGTCGGCAGTCAGACGGTTGGCTGAAGAGCGTAGTCGTCGAGATGCAGATCGATTGATTGATCAGCTTGAAGAACAACTTGGTCAACCCCAAACGCTCGCGTCACTTTTGGGTGGTGGTGCGCCACCCCCATCTGTGCTGCCAATACAAACACTTGAGACACTTCACATGCCCCGTGGTTTCGACATGGATGTGTCAGGTGTCTACCGGCTATCAGCCTCGGTCGATGGTACTCTTAACCGCACGAGGATTGCTCCTGCTCCCATTTTTATAGCTGGTCGAACGGTCGATGTGCATTCGGGTGAGGCGAAGCGTCAGGTCATCTGGAGGGGTCCAAGCGGGTGGTGCTCACGGGTGATCGACCGCAGGACAATTCTTGACGCGTCAAAGATTATTCTTCTTACAAATCTTGAGGCACCGATCAATTCAAACACAACAGGTCAGATGGTTCAGTACCTCGCCGACTTCGAGGCTGATAACAGTCATCGATTCCCTGTCGTTCGTTCTGCTGCTCGTATGGGTTGGCAGCCTGATGGTGGGTTCCTGTTGCCTGATGTGTTTTACGCTGTGAATGATGAGGCAAGCTCCAACTTTGCGCTTACCCCGCCAAGCGGGTTGGAGACACTTTCTTCTGGATGGACCACTGCTGGCACATGGGAAGGGTGGCTCGAAGCTATGGGGCTTGTCTCATCATTCCCCTACATGTACATCGCCATGTACGCTGGGGCAGCGGCTCCACTGCTTTCTGTGTTGCGTATCCCCGGATTCGTCGTTGACTTCAGTGGTGAAACAAGTGGAGGAAAGACAACGGCACTCCGATTTTCCGCGTCGGTTTGGGGAAGACCTGCTGAGTCGTACCCAACTGCAATGTATTCGTGGGATGCCACAAAGGTTTGGATTGAACGGACTAGTGGATTTCTTCACAATCTGCCGTTGATTCTCGACGAGACTAAGCGAGCAAGGCACCCAAGGATTGTGCGTGATGTCATTTACGACTTTTGCCAAGGACAAGGTCGTGGTCGTGGGTCCGTCGATGGTACAAGGCATACAGAGTCTTGGCGTTCAGTTCTAATCAGCAGCGGTGAGGGCGCGGCAACATCGTTTTCGCAGGACGCAGGAACGCGAGCGCGAGTGCTCAGCTTGAAAGGTAAGCCGCTTGGCAGTGATGTTGATGTCGGCTCAAGAGTGAGTGAAGAAGCGCAGATTATTTTGGCAACAAACTACGGCCATCTTGGCAGAAGACTTGTGCAATATCTTGTGGCCAATCGTGCGAGTCATGATGACATCCGTCAGATCTTTCGGCAGGCCAGAGACAAGTACGCAAGTATTGCACGGACTGCTGTTGCTCGTAGACATGCAGGTCACCTTGCTGTCTTGGAAGTTACGGCCGCGATTGTGCACCTGTTGGGTGTACCACAACCTGATGTTGATCCGTTTGGGTATCTGATCGAGTCTCAGGAAGCTGCTGCTGCAGACGCAGACAGACCGTTGGCTGCCTTGCAAGACATGTTGTCTTGGTGTGCGACACATCAAACAAGGTTTTGGGGGCGTGCTGACCTTGATAACAATGGGCGTCCTCGCGCACCGAATGCCGGTTGGGCGGGCTCTTGGGGCTCAGGCGAAGACTGGGACTTCATTGCAATATCAACGCTCACCTTCAAAGAGGTGATCAGAAATATCGGACATGACCCAGATGAAATTATCCAACGGTGGGTGGCTCGTGGGTGGCTGAACACAGGATCAGGAAGGCATCGTACCCGAGTTGTCAGGATCGATGGGGCACCTACCCGATGCTACTGTATTGATAAGACAGCAAGTGACTATGCTCTTTAGTCGCAAGTCCAGCATTTGCCCTGATTGCAAACTTTGCGCAGGGCTTTTGCTGTCGCCCAAACTGGTCCGTGTTGGCGTTTACATGATCGGCATTTTACATAAACGATTTGCGTCGAACCTGTTGCTGAGAAGGTGAGGCGGTATGAGTGAAACTTGGACAGTTCCTGTTGTGCGTCTGATGCTGGCTGTCGATTCCAAGATAAAGACATTGGTCCTCCTGTTACTAACGTACCACACTGGTACGTGATGCGCTACTGTTTCGCGGTTGGGTTGTGACACACAAATGAATCAGGTAGAGTGAGACCATGCCAGACGACACTACAGTTCAGATGCCCAGTCCGCCAAACATTGAAGAGGCACCTGCAAGCCAATCATTACATATGGTTCCAACATCAGTCGTCCCCGCAGGAGAGCAGGAGGTAGCGGCGATGTTGGCAGAGCAGGCACGATTCAATGACGAGCCCGAAATGAAAGCTGTCGCGGGTCAGTTGTTGGCGGCCGGTCACACGGTGAGGTCAACGTCGAGGAGACTCGGAATACGAGCATCGACAGTTTGGTCGTGGTCGAAGGAGCCAAACATCGCAGAGGCAATGGCGGCAGGCGTAGAGAGGCGTAAGTCTGCGCTCGGACAGGGACTTGAAGAGGCTGCGCATCAGGCGCTCGGTGCATTGCTCGAGGTCGCTAATGATGTGGGCGCTCAGCCAAAGGACAGAGTTAAGGCATCCGAGGCGATCCTTGACAGGTGTGGGATCACGCCAGACGTCAATGTTGCCAGTACTCAGGTTGGAGTGACCGTTGATGTTGACTTTGACGAGAGGTTGGCGCGCATTGTAGCCGGAGCAAAAACTGAAACGTGATTCGTGTTATGCGGTATGCTGATGCTGTTGGAGGCAACAATGCACGGACCAAAGATTATGATCATCGCGAAGAAAGAAATGATGGGGGACGAGATGCCTGATTTTGATGGCGATTCCTTTCATGATGCGCGAAAGAAGATGATGAAGGAAAAGCCAACGGATAGCAAATATCCTGAGGATCCGCATGATGCGATGAAGGCCATGGCAGAGGAATTGTACAAGGCCTCGAAGATGCATGCTGGTCAAGCTGATAAGTTGATGGAGTTGTGCGAGCAGATGTATGGCAAAAAGGAAGAGCCATTTGTAGCGTCGGGGCACAATCCGCATGGAAAGAAGTCGTCAATGTATTGATGCGCTCGAAAAAATGCCAGTACTCTGGTTGTTGGTTGCCGTTTGGCTCTGGGCTTTGATTGGATTGGCAGTCATAAAAAAACCCCCAACCGGCGAAAGTGCAGAACCGGAAGGGGGTCAGCGGGTGTTACCCCGCGATGTTTCGGACTGACCAGTGGTCGTGTGTCCTTTATGCTGAACCTTAGGCTGCGTCAACCTGCAGCGCTAGTGCATCAGAAAGATGATGTATTGTTGTTTGGTTTGGTGGTTGCTGCACAAACCGCATGAGTTGCAGTCGATGCCGCGTTGAGTTTGTGCGGGACAGACAACACCAAGCTTGCCTGATGGTGTTCTGAATTTTTCACCGTTCCATACTGGAAGATGTTTCAGCGAAGTCCGTTTGCTGTCGGGAGTTCGGAAGGGCACTGTTTGAGCGACGTGCCAGCCATCGGATAGTAGTTTGTCAGATTGTTCGAAGGTCTCGGTGCTTGCCATCGAGAGGCCTTTGAGGTGGGAACCTTTGGACTCGGCGAAGTGAGTGTAGATGAGCAAGCCTTTGAAGCCTGCTGCCTTGAACTTGTTGGTCCAGTGTTGGACGACTGATCTGCTGAATATCCATGGATCACCACCAACTGCTGCTCGTCCGTATTGAGCTGAACGTCTGGACTTGTCGATTGCACGGTCAATACTGTAGCGTGAGGGGTCAGTTGCGTTGCGGCGTTGCATACCTGAATGTGCAGCGACTGGCATGCCACGCCAGTAGTAACAACCGTTGTCTCGCATTGGGCAGCCATCGCATGACT